TATCTTTTATTATTGGATAAACTTAAAAACTTTGTTATAATAAACACATGATTATAGGATTGATAGGACTTATAGGTTCTGGCAAAGGCACTGTTGGCGATATGCTAACAGAGCAAGGATACCAGCATCAGAGCTTTGCTACTCCGTTAAAAGATGCTTGTGCAAGTATTTTTAATTGGGATAGACAGATGCTTGAAGGTGATACCTTACAGAGCAGATCGTGGAGAGAACAGGTGGATCCATGGTGGAGTAAGCGTCTTAACATCCCAGAATTTACTCCGCGGCTAGCATTACAACTAGTTGGAACAGACGTTTTCCGTAACCATTTCCATCAAGATATTTGGATACTAAGCATGGAGTCTAGATTGCAAGGTAATATTGTAATTACTGATGCTAGGTTTCCTAATGAAGTTAATATGATTAGAAACGTTGGTGGAGTAATTGTACGTGTTAAGCGAGGCGACGATCCAGAATGGTTTGACATTGCGGCTAAAACACCTGATAGTATGGCAACACTATTTCCTGATACTCATGCAAGTGAGTATAGTTGGTGTGGCACTCAGCCAGATTATATGATACTGAATGACGGAAGTTTACAAGATTTACAAAGTACTGTTACAGATCTTCTTCAAGATCTCCCTGAGTCCAGCCAGTCTTAGATAATTCAAAATTACAATTTAAGCATACTGTTTTTAAATTTTGAACAGCAATATGCTGTTGGTTTCTACTAGTATTAAAAACACGTAACTGCTCTTGCATTACTGGTTTAAACCCACATTTTTCACAAGTATTTTTTTTCTTGTAACCTGCTAACTGCCATCTTTCTTTAGATGCGGATTTTTTCTTAGCATTGTTCCTGTTGCACCTATCACATAATTTTCTATAGTAAACTTTACCATGTTTGTGATAGTTTATAGCTCTAGGATACGTTCCGCATTGTAAACATAACTGGCGCATGTATATACTTATCGTAATGAACCTTTAAAGGGCATGCCTAAGACAGGGTATTTGTAGTTAATAACATAAATACTACAAATGAATTCTTTGCAAAGGAATATAGAAACATGGCTTTAGTATCACCAGGCGTAGAAGTCACAGTAATAGACGAAAGTAACTTTGTTGCTAATCAAGCAGGAACAGTAGCTTCGCTCATTGTTGCGACCGCCCAAGATAAAACAAGTGGAACCGGAACTGGAACAGCTGCCGGCACCACATCAGCAAATGCTGGAAAAACATACTTAATCAGTAGTCAGAGGGATTTGGTATCCACATTTGGAAATCCAAGTTTTTACCAGACTGCTGCAGGTACACCAATTCATGGATATGAAATTAACGAATATGGATTAATGGCAGCGTACAGTTTGCTTGGTGTTAGTAACCGAGTTTATGTAACTCGCGCCGCAGTTAACTTATCTGAGTTAGCTAGCTCAACGTCACGCCCAGTAGGATCCCCAGCTGGCGGAACAATTTGGTTTGATACTGGAACTGATACACGATGGGGTGTATTTGAGTGGAGTAAGTCATCTGATACTTTTACTAACAAATCAGATATTACTGTTATTACTAGTACAACTGACTTAACTGGTGGTGTTCCAAAGACAAGTATCGGAGCCATTGGTTCTTATGCCGTTGTTGCTACTAATGTTAGTAACCCACTATACTACAAAAATCGTAGCAATGCTTGGGTACTAGTAGGTAGCACATCATGGCAAACATCATGGCCATCAATTGCAGGCACAAGTGCAAGTCCAACTCTTACAAACAATAATAGTATTGTACTTAATGGCACCACTGTTACACTAAGTGGAACGACTGTAGCACAACTTGCTGCTAATATTACTAGTGCAAGCATCACAGGTGTTACAGCAGCCGCAGTGGATAACAAAATTGAAATTTACGCTACAAGTTCTGCAGCAAGTGATGGTTCAACCACAGATGGTAAAGTTACACTAGCAAATGGTTCAGGAACTATATTAACAAACACTGGCTTAACAGCAGGAACATATGCATGTCCAAAGATTCAACAAAGTGAACATTATAGTGTTCCAGAATACAAAACTACAGACACAACACCACGCCCAACAGGCAGTATTTGGATTAAAACAACAGCTACAAATACTGGTGCAAGTTTTGATATTAGTGTGTATGATACCGCAACTGCCGCATTTAGTGCAGTAACAGCACCGCTTTATGAGAACGACCAAACTGCACTTAAAAATCTAGATGCAACTGGTGGCAAGACCATAGCTGCCGGATCTTATTATGTACAGTTTGACGTTTCAGAAAACGATACCGTAACATATAAAATTTTCCGAAGATATGCTGCTGGTATTTTAGAAGTTACAGGCAATATTAATGCTGCAACTCCGCTTACTGGTAGTGAAACATTTACTATTCAAGCTAGTGCAGCAAATAGTACAACGCTAACCAGTGCAGTATCAGTAACACTAAGTGGTACTGCATTAGCAGACATGGCTAGCGACATTAACGCAGCAAACGTTGCAAACGTAAGTGCAGCAGTAACCGCAGACGGATTTTTAACAATCTCACATAGCTTAGGCGGAAGTTTGCTTCTTAAAGATACAAGTGGTACACCACTTACAGATGCAGGAATTGTAACTACACTAACAACTGGACAGGTACGTGCTGGTAATAGCAGTGACTTAATTGTAAGTAACTGGGTTGCTCCAACACATACAGCTAGTGCAACTTCACCAAGTGCAGATCCAACAGCGGATCGTTATTGGTACCATGGTGGCACAGAAGCTGACATCTTAATTAGTGACGGAACAAACTGGAAAGGTTATCAAAACGTAACCAGTGATGCACGTGGTTTTAATCTTAGTAATACAGACCCCGACGGTGTAATTTTTAGTGCAACTGCTCCTACTACACAGAGCGACGAGACTGCACTAGTAGTTGGTGACTTGTGGTTAGATACAAGCGACTTAGAAAACTATCCAAAATTATACCGTTATGAAGTAGTATCAAGTGAAAATCGCTGGGTACTAATTGATAATACAGACCAAACAACTGAAGATGGTATACTATTTGCTGATGCTCGCTTTATGGGAGATACAAGCACAGATGTTATTACTGGAACACTAGCAACAACTAAGAGCTTACTTACAAGTGATGTTGTTGATATTGACAGACCAGACCCAACATTATACCCAAGAGGCATGTTATTGTTTAACACACGTCGTAGTAGTTATAATGTTAAGCAGTTTAAGAGTGATTACTTCAGCAGAACTAACTTCTCAGACACTACACTTTACCCAACACTTCCAACAGAGAAAGATGCGTGGGTAACATCAAGCGGTAACAAGAGTGACGGCTCACCATTTATGGGACGTAAAGCAGTACGTTCAGTTGTTTCAGCAAGTATGAAGTCAGCTATTGATGGCAGTGAAGAGCTTCGTGAAGATGCAAGAACATTTAATGTAATTGCCGCACCTGGATATCCAGAGCTTATTCCTAACATGGTTAGTTTAAACAATGATAGACGTTCTACTGGCTTTGTAGTTGGTGATACTCCGCTACGTTTAGCAGCAACAGGTACAGCAATCCAAAGTTGGGCAAGCAATCAAGTTGCATCCGCAGTAGATGGTGAAGATGGTTTAACTACTTCTGATCCCTACTTAGGTGTGTTTTATCCAGCAGGACAAACTAACGATCTAAGTGGAAACACTATTGTAGTTCCATCAAGTCATATGGCACTTAGAACAATTAGCAGAAGCGATGATCAGAGTTTCCCATGGTTAGCACCAGCTGGTAGCCGACGTGGACTTGTTGATAATGCAACTGCTATTGGTTTTATTAATAGCGCAACAGGTGAATTTACAGGTGATAATGTTAGAGAAAGCCTACGTGATACACTGTATCAACAGAGAGTAAATCCAATTACATTCTTTAATGGTGTTGGAATTATGAACTACGGTAATAAAACAAGAGCAGCAGCAACAAGCTCACTAGACCGTATTAACGTTGCAAGGCTTGTTGCATACCTACGTAAAACAATGCAAGAAACTGCACTAGGCTTTGTGTTCGAACCTAATGATAAAATTACTAGAGACGAACTAAAAGAGCAAATAGAGCAGTTAATGAATGATTTGGTAGCAAAACGTGGTATTTACGATTACTTGGTAGTGTGTGATGATACAAACAATACACCAACAAGAATTGATCGTAATGAGCTATATGTAGACATTGCTATTGAACCAGTTAAAGCAGCAGAGTTCATCTTTATTCCAATTAGATTGAAAAATACAGGTGAAATTTCAAGTGGTAACGTAGCCGCAGCAAACGCTGTTTAAAGTACCTAGAAAGCATGAAATAATGGGGCGGTTGTAAAAATTGCCCCATTTTTCATGAACACTTTCAGATAAATATTATTATATTAAGGAGGCAGATTACATGTCAGTTTCATCATTATTAAAATTTACTGTACCTTTGGACAGTGATCAGTCAGCTAATGCACAAGGCTTGTTAATGCCTAAACTAAAATACCGGTTCCGTGCATTATTTGAGAATCTTGGCGTGTCTACTCCACGTACAGAATTAACAAAGCAGGTAATGGATATTACTCGCCCTAGCATTACATTTGAAGAAATGGAAGTTCCAATTTATAACTCACGTGTTTACCTAGCAGGTAAGCATAGTTGGGATATGGTAACAGTTAACTTCCGCGACGATGTAAATGGTAGCGTAAGCAGACTACTTGGAGAGCAAGTGCAAAAGCAGTTCGACGTTATGGAACAGGCTAGTGCAAGTGCAGGTATTGACTATAAGTTCATTACAAGATTTGAAATCTTGGACGGTGGTAACGGAGCAAGCGAAGCTAACGTATTAGAAACTTGGGAATTATATGGTTGTTTCTTACAGAACGTTAACTATAATGATCTCAACTATGCGTCAAATGAGCCAGTTACAATTACAGCAAGCATGAGATTCGATAATGCAATTCAGAGCCCAATTGGCGATGGTGTTGGTGCTGCTGTTGCAAGAGCCGTAGGCCAAACCGTAACAGGTTAATTTAAACAAGTAAAAGTTTTTAAGATAAGACCCTCCATTATATGGGGGGTTTTTTCTTGTAATAAATACTGTATATAGGAGTACTCTGTGGCAAGCGTTAATAGCACATTAAATGCAATAGGTAAAAGCGATCAGATTAAAGATTTCGCACATGCCTCACGATTGTTTGTTGACAATAACTATGAGTTACAACCACGTTACTCACACCTGTTCCATGTTGTTTTTAACTTAACACCTCAAGCAGCAAAGTTATTTGGCAATCAAGAAAAACTAGAAATTAATATGCTGGTTAAAAGTATTGATTTGCCCAGCTTTAATATGGATATTCAAACACACAATCAATATAACAGACAGGTACATAGCCAGCATAAAATTAATTATAATCCGGTAAACATTGCATTTCATGATGATCAAAATGATTTAATTAGAAGCCTACTACACAGTTATGCTTCATTTTATTATCAAGATTCTCGGTATGCTAGCAACGATAGAGCTTATAGTACTAATGATAGATATGGAGCTTACAGTAATAGCTCCTATGGTTTAGCTTCAGGACAAGATAGATTTTTTAGAGATATTAGAGTATATAGCATGCTACAAAAACGATTTGCAGAGTATACACTTATAAATCCTATTGTTAATGCGTTTAACCACGATACCCATTCATATGCCAGTGGTAATTTAATGCAGCATACTATGCAAGTAAATTATGAAACTGTAAAATATGCCACTGGGTTTGTTAACAATGTTAATCCTAAAGGCTTTGGTGAAGTTCATTATGACAAAACCCCAAGTCCACTGGGTGTATTTGGGTCTGGCACAGATAATAGCATATTCTTCCGTGGCGGATTTGTTGATGCAGTTAATACTGTAGCCAGAGATTTAGCAGATGGAAATATACTTGGCGCAATAGCACGTGGTGCTACTATTTTTAATAATACAAAAGATGTTGATCTTGGCAGAGTGTTAGAGAAAGACTTAACTAGAGTATTGGGCGGAGTATTGCGTGGGAAAAATCCACTAAGTGATGTCGTATTGCCTAATATCTTTGGCCTTGACACTGGAAAACTTATTGGTGACATTGTTGGCACAGACGGCGATCGTGTAGGCGGCACTGGCGCACCAGTTGATCGTACGTTTAATAGTGGAAGTCAGCAAGTCGCATTTAGTAACGGCAGTAATCGAAGTACATCAGTGTTTAACCAAGGAACAAGTTTTGTAGAAGATATTATTGATCGTGGACTTTCTGTAATTGCCCCTAGTTTGTCAAGATCGCCAGCATCGCCTAGATTTTTAAGTGATGGTACTAGAATTAGCTCGTCTAGTTCGTTAACTAATTCGAAACTAACCAACAGGATCTTCTTAGAAAATCGTATCCAGCAACTAGACGCTGAGATTGCGGATAATCCAAGAACTGTTCCTCAATTTGTTATTAACGAACGAAATGCTATTAAACAAAGATTAGCATTGGAGTTTGGACTTAAATGACAGTTTGGAAAAAAATTAAACTATGGTTTGACCCGGATCATAGACTAACAGTAGTGCATATGGGAAAAAAGAAAGTCTTTGAAGTATGCTCCTTTGGAAGCAAAAAAGATACTAAACTTTCAGGAACTACTATCGATGGGAAATCTTTCTTGTTAAAAAGCGAGCTACCCATGGAGTATGAAATTATTCAAATGGATCTAGACGATAAAGCATATAAGGTAAAATAAAATGACAGACACTAGTTTACCAGTAGTTAATATTAACGATGAAATTGATAGAAGAGTAAATGCATACTTTGAACAATTCTTTTTATCAAAAGTTAAAATAACAGAAAACGACTATGAATTAATTAAATCATTCTGCATTGCTAGGACACAAAGTGAGACAGCCGCGGCCGCCTTGTCTGCAGCAATAATTAATGTAGTTAATGAACTAGATTTATACGCACCAGATGTTATAGAGCAGTTTGCAAATTCTAATCCAAAAGCTACTATTCCATTATTCCTTAATTTAAGTAGACAAGGAGTTAGCTTGCTTGGGTATGTTAATGACAAAGTTGTCCCTCCAAGAGTAAAACAACAGATACTGACGTAATATGGCAAATTGGGCAAATGGTATATATGAGGTTGCAAATGCAGACAAATACGCAGGCAATCGCAAGCCACGCTACAGAAGTAGCTGGGAACATGCATTTATGCGATTTGCAGACAATCATCCCAGTGTAATACAATGGGCAAGTGAAAGTATAAAGATACCATATAGAAATCCTCTAACAGGCAGACAAAGTGTATACGTGCCTGATTTTGTTTTAATTTACCAAGACAAGGGCGGAAAACGTAGAGGTGAGCTTATAGAAATTAAACCTAGTAGTCAGACAACAATGACCCCAAAGACTAGAGACAGAGAAAAATTGCAAATAGCCCTAAACCATGCCAAGTGGGAAGCCGCGGCAAAATGGTGCAGGCTTAAAGGATTGCATTTTAGAATAGTTACAGAACATGATATTTTTCATGGTGGAAATAAACGCTAAGTATTAATATGACAAAAAAACTTGAATCCCTATTTGACTTACCTGACGTTAAAGACGATGTTGATTATAGTGCCAATGGCACTGAAACTGAAGTAACAGCGGACGATTTGCCTGTTATAAAGAATACATTGGACGCTGTAGACAAAATTGATGCTGCTCTGCCAACTATTAGAGACTTGGAAACTAGTGACAAAGAGCTAGACGATATCGCTGATACAGCAAAAAGTACTTTTCAAGATCTAATGGATCTGGGTATGAATGTAGAAGCAAGGTTTGCTGGTGAAATATTCAACAATGCTAGCAGGATGCTAGACACAGCTCTTACAGCAAAAAGCAATAAAATTAACAAAAAACTTAAAATGGTAGACCTACAACTAAAGAAAGCCAACTTGGACCTTAAAAAAGGCAACGAAAGCTATGGGGAAACAGCAGACGGAGATGGTGTTGTGCTGGATCGTAACACATTATTGCAAGAAATTTTAGGCAAAAAAGCATAAATATAATATAGGATGATAATATGAAAAGTTTGAAAACATACCTTACAGAGAGTGAGCACACTTATAGTTTTAAAATAAAGCTAGCTGAGAAGTGTGATGACGAGACCATGGATAAACTAGAAACAGCTCTAGAAAAATACGAGCTTAAGAGCTTATCCAAGCCTAAGCGTACTCCAGTACAAGAACATCCAATGGATTTTCAGACATTACAAAATTCAGAAGTACATATTATGGATGCTGAAGTAAGCTATCCTGTTACAGCGCATCAACTTTACACATATCTTAGTGAAGTTGTAGGTATTCCAGAGAGTCACCTAGTAGTTATTAACAAAGATCATCCAGAAGAAATAGCTCGTGAGGAAGCACTCAAAGAAGAGGGTGACGAATATACTTCTAAACTTGAAGACGCCGATTACAAGGATGCACCTGATGCTAAGTCAGAAGATTCTTTTGGCGACAAATACAACGAGAACATGTTAAAAGAACTAGAAACTCGCAAGTATGAGTTTGCAAAGGAAAAATAAAATGCATATGATAGACGTAATGAGCAAACTCAAGGAGATTGCAGAAAGTGGATACGACAACGAAGATATACAGCGTGGCATTGATGCCGCAGCTACACACGTATTTGCAGAAGATGAAACAATGGAAGGTAAGTCACAAGGCAAGGCTTGGTATCGCGAACAAGAAGCACAAGAGATGGCTAAAAAAGATGGAAAAGACTGGAGTCGGATGCCATATGGCGATAAAGAAGATTATCGTGCAAAAGTCAAAGCTAAGTATGAAGATACAACAACTGAATCTGATGAAAATGATATTTTAGAAGATGCAGATATAGAAGAAGTTCACGAAGCAGTAGAAGAAGATCACGATGAGTTAGCTGATATCCTCAAGCTCGCTGGTAAATCCGGCGTTATTGGAATGGCCAAGCCGCAAACTATTATTGCCGAAGACATTGAGCTTGAAGAAGAAGAAATTGAAGAAACAGATTACGACACAACAGCTAATGAAGATTCTGCTGAAGCAGAAACTGCTATTAGTGAAGAAGAAATAGAAAAAGTTTTAAACGACGAACTAGAAGAAGAAGCTGTTGAAGAAACAGTTGAAGTTCCTGTTACAGCATTAGCAGACTTAATGAAGCTAGCTGGATATTCCGACTACCAAGAACAAGTAGAAGAGTATGCCAACGAACCTACACAAGAGTACATGGATGCTGAAGAGCAGTTAATTGGTCTCAGTGGTGGAATGAATGGTCCTAAGAAGGCCTATGCAGCAGCCGCTGGTGGCGATAACGCTATGGCACAGGAACCACGTGAGATTGAAGAATCAGACGTAGATCTTGAAACTACATTTGAGTCTTTTTACAAAAAGTATGACGCTTTTGTAGAAGACTTAAAGTCGACTTAAAGTCAGAATAGTAAACCTAGTAAAGCACGTATAAATCTGCTTGAATTGTTCCATTAAGTACTAGCAGTGATTTATAGAGTAAATACATCACGCTACAATCGGAAGGAGTAAGACCATGGGAATTATAACTTGGGTCAAAGACCGTATTAGTGAACGAACATCTTGGGACGGAGGAGTTTTAATAGCTATATCTATTTTAGCACTTATCGCTAGCCCAATAATTAAATGGGTTGCCTATGCTGGTTTAGTATATGGCGCATGGACAATTATCTCAAAAGAAGATTAAGCACACATAAACTTAGAAAAGGGGGAGGATAAAAACTTCCTCTTTTTCTTTTTAGTGTAAATATTAATATGAAGTATAACAGAGAAGTATACCACGCACCATTGCGACAAGTAATAAAAGAAACTTCAGTGGAAACTGGATATATACTGCCAGTCCAAGTTGAACTGTACGTAGTAGAGCTCTTAGTATATTATATTGATCGGCCAAATTTTCTACCTGAGCAAACCTTTGCTGAGTCTTTATACAAACTTAACCATAGATCAAGTTTTTCAGCAAAAGATTTAGGAGATACGTGTTTATTTGTAACTGGAGTTTTCCCTAAGTATGGAAGAAAATATGGATTAAACAAGAGTTACTATAAAAATATTGGCAAAACTAGTTACGACCAAGCAAGTAGAATATTAAATCATGAACTTTTTTCTGTGTTATGTACACATTTTGAAGTTATCGGTAAGTTTATTAATAAAGCCACAAATCCACGTCAAACACCACTAATAGGATAATTATGTCAACATCATTAGACGGAGTATTAATTAAGAAAGCAAATAAGCAAGAAACATATACTCGCGAGCAAATTGAAGACTTTGCTAAATGTGCTGACAGTACACATGGCCCCATGTACTTTCTTAATAACTACTTTCACATTCAACATCCTGTACAAGGGCAAATGGTTTATAAGCCCTTTGACTATCAGGTAAAATTACTAGACACATATCATAACTTTAGGTTTAATGTTAACATGTTGCCCAGACAAACCGGCAAGACTACGACAGCGGCAGGATACCTATTATGGCGAGCAATGTTTGTTCCTGATAGTATTATTCTAATCGCGGCACACAAGTATGCTGGTGCTCAGGAGATTATGCAACGTATACGCTATGCCTACGAACTATGCCCTAATTACATCAGAGCAGGTGCTACTAGTTACAACAAAGGAAGCATTGAATTTGATAATGGTAGTCGTATCGTAGCACAAGCAACTACTGATAATACTGGACGAGGCATGTCCATCTCATTACTATACTGTGACGAGTTTGCATTTGTGCGCCCTAGCATTGCTAGAGAGTTTTGGACCAGTATTTCTCCTACACTAGCAACTGGTGGTAGTGCTATTATTACTAGTACGCCAAACAGCGATGAAGATCAGTTTGCTATAATATGGCGTGATGCTAACAAGTGTTTTGATTCACACGGCAATGAAACAGATATAGGTATAAATGGATTTAAATCATATCGTAGTTACTGGCAAGATCATCCAGACAGGGACGATATATGGAAACAAGAAGAGCTGGGGCGTATTGGCGAAGAGCGATTTAGACGTGAACATGAGTGTGAATTTATTATTAATGATGAAACACTTGTAGACAGTTTGGTATTAACTAATATGCATGGGTATGACCCAATACAAAAGCAAGGCACAGTACGTTGGTATAAGATGCCAGAAAAAGGTATGACTTACATGGTAGCACTTGATCCTAGCTTGGGAACAGGCGGCGATCCAGCGGCTATACAAGTTTTTGAAGCACCTAGCATGGTACAAGTAGCAGAATGGTGCCATAATAAGAGTGCTATTCCACAACAAATAGATATTCTTGTTAACATATGTAAATTTATAGCAGACGAAATACAAGCAGAAAATAGTGTTTACTACAGTGTAGAGAATAATACACTGGGAGAAGCAGCACTAGTAAGTATCGCTGAACGTGGCGAGGATAGAATACCAGGTATCTTTTTAAGTGAAAGCAAAGTACATGGTAATAGTAGACGATTTAGAAAAGGATTTAATACGACACAACGAAGCAAGTTAACTTATTGCAGTAAGTTAAAAACACTGGTAGAAACAAATAGAATGAAGGTAAAAAGCAAGCTATTAGTTAGCGAACTTAAGAACTTTATTGCTAATGGTACCAGTTATGCTGCAAAAGTAGGCGAGACTGACGATCTTGTTATGGCTACTATATTAGCTGTACGTATGGCTAATGAGATAAAAAATTACCTCCCAGAGTTAGATAGTGCTATGCGAGATGGCAGTGACCAATCCATACAGCCTATGCCCTTCGTTATCATGTAAGCATAAATACAATATAATGGCAAATACAATATCACAAGATCTATTTAATAAAGTACGTGGACAATTCAGCAATATGACGCTGGGTCGTGCAGACGGACAACAAACACTGGATGCTAAAGATGCAGTATTTTTTGAGTTTGACTATGTTAAAAAAGGCCAGGATCTAGGCAGTGTAGTAGTTAGTTTAGTAGACGATGGCGCACTAAAGGTATACTTTAATAATGATATTGTAACAGAACAAGATCAAGAGACAACGCAGGGTTTTTATAATTTCCTAGGAAGTTTAAAAAAGTTTGCTGTTGGTAAGTTGCTTAATTATGAAGCAAAAAATATCAGCAAGTCCAGGTTAGACAAAAAAGATTTTGATTTTCTTGCCCAACAGAATAAGATAGAGGATGAGCTTACCATGGAAAGCAAATTATACGGTAGCAGACAAAAAAGCTACCAGGACCTAAACGGAGCAAAACTTATTGTTCAGCATACTCAGTCAGTAGACGAAGAACGTCACGGTGCTAGAAGTAGGAACATCAAGGCCATTTATATTGAAAATAGCGACGGGGAACGTTACAGATTTGAAAACAATTACCTCCCAGGCGCAAGAGCAATGGCTCGTCATGTTAGCAACGGCGGGTATACCAAGGACGATCACGGCCAACACATTTCAGAGATCATGGCAGAAATGGGACAGCTAAAGACATTTGTTCGTGGAGTTAAGCGACAAGATTATGTAAATGAAGATGCTCAAGATATTATTGAAAAAGCTACAGGTAGATATTACGGGCTTAAAAGCACACTAGAAAGTATTAGTAAGCAAAAAGGTTACGCAAACTACTTTGAAAACTTTGTTCCAGACGAAATTGATGTTACTGAAGATGACTTAAATGACATTAAAGCAAGACTTACACGTCAGGTATTTGACGACAAGTTACAAGACAGTCTTGGTGCTGTAGGAAAAGCTATGAAATTGCAGGAAAAGAAGAGCGGTGATTTTTATGACTGGGACGATTGGTCAAGATCAGCGAAGCAAAATGGTGCAGAAATACAAGGTGATATTGAACACGCTGTGGCAGTAGTTGACGGAAAAGAGATTGGTGAATGGAACCAGGACGAACAAGATCGTACCGGTGATAAGATCGCTAGCAGATTTAAGAAGCCTGGCTATGGTGAACTTAATGTAGATGCTGTTGACCGTGATGAAACGCCAGAGCGTGACTTCCAGTTGCCAACTGAGTTAAAACTTATTCCAGGTGCGATGGCACCGTTAAAGCAAGCATCAGATAATAAAGCAATTCTTCAAATGGTACTAGTAGATATTGCTAGTCGTGCAATTGATGACGAAGTCAGCATTTTTGCAGCTGATATGGCAGAAAAACTTGGTAGTGTTGGTGATCCTTTTGGACAACGAATGACACCAGAATTTAAAGCACAAAAGATAAAAGCTGTGGATTTAGCTAAGATGTACCTTAAACAGCATAGTGGTAAAAAAGCAGAGAGCGTTGAAGCTGAAGAAGTTCCACGTAAACGCCCAGAAGATCCATTTGAATCATACCAGCAGTCCATGGAAGACATTGTTCTAGCAAAAGATGCAAACGTTGATGAAGGTAGCTTTAATAAAGATGGAAGCTACAATACATCCGACGACGAAGCAAACGAGTTTGACGACTATGACGACGACAGCGAAGATGATAAAGAAGCACAAGGCGAAACAATCCATGCTTGGTGGGAAACGCAAAAAGGCCCCGGCGGCATGGGAGGTCAGGTACTACGTTACTTTAAAAAGAATGAAGATTATGATCCTAATGCTGTAGGATTACGGAACGGCCCTTATTTTACACCAAGTCTTGATTGGTGGCCAAGTGTTGAAGACTTTGAACAAGGCAAGCAAGGCTTTAGCAACAAAACTAAAGACGATGCAGAAGGTTGGGAAATACATGATCTCAAATCAGACGCACTATCTGCTATCAAAGGTACCGACGAAGGTACAGTTGAAGAAGCTGCAAAGCCAGACTTTTTAGACTTTGATAAAGATGGCGACAAAGACGAGCCAATGAAAAAAGCACTCAAAGATAAAGAAAAGAAAAACAAGAAAGACGAGTCCATTAAAGAAGGCAGAATGAGCGACATTGAACAGGAAGTTGTAGAAATGATCCAGGATGGTGCTGATGATACAGAGATTATGGCAAAGTTTCCTGGCATAGTTAGTCAGGAATACTTGGACGATATGAGAGCAGCTTCCGACGAAAAACAATATGACGATTACGAAATGGAAAGTCAAGTTGAAGAAGGCAGAATGGGCTTTAAAGATCTAGAAAAGCTAGGTAGAGAAAATGCTAGTAAAGTAGACATTGAAGCAAGACGCCGAGGCAGTGCTGATATGGAACCAGGTGATGCTGATCGACTACGTTACAAAGTAGCAAAAGAAATGGGCTTAGTAGAGGCAACAGTTCAAGAAGATGATGACATGGCATGGCTTAGGAAAGCAGCAGGCATTGGATCAGGCGCTAAGAGTAACCACGGAATCCACGAAGGTGAAGAAGGTTACCAAATTACACCAAGAAGTTTAGTAGCCCGTGAGATACGCAAACTTCAGGATCTAGCACTAGGTAAATGAGAGCCCGCGATTTTTTAATTGAGGGTCAGGTTGAACCTGAACACATTAATCACGCAAAAAACCGTGCAAAGAAAGCCGGCCGGCTCTGCAGAGAACTTGGCAGTGGATTAATACTATATCGTGGTATGAACACACGCGGCATGGGACGTTACGGTATGTTAACTAAAATGACCCCTCGAGAGACACAGTTTAGAACATACGGAGCACAGCCTTCTCAAAATAGAATTCTTGAGCATTTTGATATGAAAAATCCTGTGTTCTGCTACAATCAATCTCGTTCATCTATCTTTGGTCCACTAGGGATTGTTATTCCAGAACGTCCGTTCAGAGCTATTTGGAGTGACGTAGTTCTTGATATGGGCGGCGAAAGCGCAAAGTTTTTTCAGGGGATTGACCTTGAGAATTCAGAACAAGTAGCAGCAAAGATTGACGAAGCATATAACGTATCTGACAAGCAATTGCCTCAAAAGCATGACGGCGAAGTTGTTGTTAATTGTGATCACTACTATTATATGCACGCAGAGACATTTGTTAAATCAGTCTTAGGTAAGAATCGAGCAGAAAAATACAGTCGTGAATACACTGATCGCAGTGGATTGAAACAGAAGCATCTTGATCTTACTAAAATGTCCGAAGATATCAAAACGTATAAAGACCTTGCTTGGTGGTTTGAAGAGCGCCTATATGGTTATCTAGAATGGGTTGAGAAACAGTATTACAGCGATCCAAGAGACGTTGAACGCCAGCGTAATATGCGTAAGCAAGATGCTGAAAACAAAAAGAAAGCAGCCCAACTAGATCTAGACGGTGATGGCGATAAAATTGAATATAAACCAAATGTTTAATCTGATAATTTAAATGAAGCACCAAAAGATTTTGATGGTAAGAACATAAGTTAAACTTAAAGGGGAGCATTTATTGCTCCTCTTTTTTTTGAGCAAAAAACCATAAAAAATGCAATTAAAATATTGACTAGATAAATACATATGTTATATACTGTAGAGACAATAAAGACAGTATGTATCTTAGGCATACAAATAGGCTATAAACAATAGGCAAAGGAGAAATAGGCACTATGGCATCACTAGCAGAAATCCGTGCAAAACTAAAAGCACAAGAGTCACGCACAGAGCGTACAGGCGGCGGCGACAACGCAATTTACCCACATTGGAATATTCCAGAAGGATCAACGGCAGTAGTTCGTTTCCTACAGGATAGCGATGAGTCAAACACTTTCTTTTGGAAAGAACGTTTGATGATTCGGTTACCCTTTAACGGTGTAAAGGGTGGCGACATGAATAACAAAAATGTTGTTGTTCAAGTTCCATGCGTTGAAATGTGGAACGATACTTGCCCAGTACTTTCAGAAGTACGAGGGTGGTTTAAAGACAAGAGTCTAGAAGACATGGGTCGTAAGTATTGGAAAAAACGTTCATATATTTTTCAGGGCTTTGTGAACGAAAACCCAATGACAGACGATAACACACCAGACAGTCCAATACGTCGGTTTGTTATTAGCCCAAGCATCTTTGGAATTATCAAGGACGCACTAATGGATCCAGACATCCAAGAGCTTCCCACTGACCCAGAGATGGGACTAGACTTCCGTATTACTAAAACCACAAAGGGACAGTATGCAGACTATTCCACTAGTAAATGGGCCCGCAAAGAAACTGCGCTAACAGCTGAACAGAAAGCAGCTATTGAAACCCATGGGTTACATAACCTATCTGACTTTCTACCAAAGCGTCCAGGCGAGGTAGAAATAAACGCTATCAAGGAGATGTTTGAAGCATCCGTAGATGGCGAAGCATATGACGTTGAGCGTTTTGGACAATACTATCGTCCATATGGCGTTGATGCTCCTGCAGGTTCCTCAAGTACGTCTACACCTGCACCAGTAGCAACTCCAGCGTCAACAGCCGCTGACACCAGTACCAATACCAATACGGTAGCAGAAGGTCAAACTGAGGCTAAGCCAGTAACTGCTAGTACTGAATCGGCTCCTGCTCCAGTAGCAGCAGCGGCTGAAAAATCCGATGGTAAGAGTGCAGATGACATTCTTGCTATGATTCGTGCAAGGCAAAAAGCCTAAGTAATAACAGGGGAGGGGGAAACCTCTCCCCATTATTTCTATATTTTAACAAGATAAAATACTCAGTAGATATCTGGTGGAGTAGACAGAAGCAATGCTAGAATTTGAGTATAAAAATTATAATCAAATAAAAGATATTCCTGACGACACAAAGCAAATTAGGCTTAACGATCATATTGAAGGTTTTAACAAATATTATAAAAATGACTTACTAGATATCCTTAACACGTCATGACTGGCATGAAATGTACTTAACAGAGCAAGATAACATCGAATATAACTATAACCATTACTATAGTAAAGAATACCTAACATGTTTAAAACAGTTTGACAAATCTAACAACGCATAGTATAATAATATATAAATGAAGGAAACAACAATGGCAAAACCGTTTGACGTAAGCAAATTTCGCAAGGACATTACAAAGAGCATTGATGGCCTTAGTATTGGCTTCCACGATCCTACTGATTGGATTAGTACTGGCAACTATGCGCTTAACTACTTGGTAAGCGGAGACTTTTACAAAGGAGTTCCGCTAGGGAAAGTAACAGTATTTGCTGGTGAATCAGGAGCAGGCAAGAGTTACTTTGCAGCTGGCAACATCGTAAAACATGCACAAGATCAAGGTATCTTTGTTGTGCTTATTGACTCAGAAAACGCACTGGATGAGTCCTGGCTACTTGCACTGGGTGTTGATACTGACGAGAGTAAGTTGCTTAAACTAGCGATGTCGATGATTGATGATGTTGCTAAAACTATCAGTACGTTTATGAAAGACTACAAAGCAATGGAGGAAGAAGAACGCCCTAAAGTATTGTTTGTTATTGATAGTTTGGGAATGATGATGACTCCTACAGACGTTAACCAGTTTGAATCTGGTGACATGAAGGGCGACATGGGTCGTAAACCTAAAGCATTGTCGTCATTAGTACGTAACACAGTTAACATGATTGGTAGTTACAATGTAGGAATGGTTTGTACTAACCACACGTATGCAAGTCAAGACATGTTTGATCCAGACGATAAGATCAGTGGTGGACAGGGCTTTATCTATGCTAGTAGTATTGTTGTTGCTATGCGTAAACTTAAACTAAAAGAAGACGCAGACGGCAATAAGACAAGTACTGTTAATGGTATTAGAGCAGCATGTAAAGTAATGAAGACACGTTACTCCAAGCCGTTTGAAAGCGTACAGGTTAAGATTCCATACGAAACAGGCATGGATCCTTACAGTGGGCTACTTGACATGTTTGAAACACAGGGGTTGCTTACAAAACAAGGAAACCGTCTTAAGTATACAACAGCGTCAGGTGATGAAATGTTGGAGTTTCGCAAAGGATGGACAGGAGATAAGCTAGAAGTAATAATGGCAGATATTGTTGCTAGTGATGAACTAAATAGTACCGTAGAGGTTGACGGAGAATTAAATGATCAGCCACTTAATGATCTGCCTGAACAGGGCGATTTAGACGAACAAGTAGAGGAATAGATTGCATGGATGATGAGCTCCTAGTAGAGACCTGGACGATTCTTAAAGAGTACATCAAAGACAAGCAAAGTGCGGCAGATCATTGGATTGGCGAACTAATTGATCTTGGTATTGGAGACGAAACTTTAGATGTACTAGCCGCACAAGACAAGTACTTAGCAAAGGCAGTGCAATACAATGATGACGATAGCGATCCGTATTACTCTGACGATGAGTAACGCAACTTAGTCTAAGATGTGTTGACAAATTCACATTAAAAGTATATAATACTACTATGATAAACTGGTACAGTAAAGTTACGCAAGATCTGGGAGCAATTCCAGACTTTATTACACATTATGAAAATGAACTTCTACTGGCTCGTAAAGAGGTAGGTATACACGGATTAGTTGAGCAGTCAATTAAAGAATTGCCTGCTATAACTGAAATACGTTTTGGCCAATTACAAGAGGTTGAAGCAGTACTTAATCATCTTAATATACAGTTACGTAAAATAAGAAGAAAGCACTTTGCAAAGTACTTGGAAAACTATCCTCGTGCCTTAACTAGTCGTGATGCTGAGAAGTATGTTGATGGCGAAGATGAAGTCATTGACTTTGAAACTATTATTAATGAAGTTGCTCTGCTCCGTAATAGATGGTTGGGTATTATGAAAGGTACAGAGTCTAAAAACTTTATGCTAGGCCATATTGTTAGACTACGTACTGCTGGCATGGAAGATGTACAAGTTTGATGGACTTACACCAGAGAACTTTAGCATTAATGGAACAGCTAGACAACTTAACAAATAAATTTGATACTGAACAAAAAACCATGCTTAAAGGCATGAGAGAAAAACAAGCAACTAAAGCTGGGTGGACTAGATACAGAGACTGTCAGAAGTTTTTTACTAATGCTAGAAAAGAACTAAACAGTGCTACTAATGATTGCTTATCAGCAGTTAACAAGCCCAGCATAAGTAAAATTAAAACTATTGAAGCTAGAATACAAGTATTTGATGATAGCTGGCAAATTGCTAGACAATATAGTATGATTGGATTATTATCAGGATGATTTTTGCAAGTGAACTTGACAGTCATCAGCACAGTTTAGATACATTAAATCGCTTAAACAGTCATTATGACTTTAAAATAAGTGTTGGAAGTGTTCTAGATGTAGGTTGCGCTACAGAGCTCATGGACCTAAGGTACTGGGCTAATTTAACGGACGAGCTTAATGCAAATGAGCCTAACAAGTCTTTAAACATAAATTGTGTTGGGTTAAGCAATCTAGACATTCCAAAACCAACTGAAAAAAATATTAAATTTAGAAAGCAGGACTTCAACGTTGATCATGGCTTTGGTAAATTTAAAACTCAGTTTGATGTAGTATGGTGTCATGATGTAATGCAGTATAGCTGGAGTCCAATTTGGTTTTTAAACAATATTAACCAGGTTATGTCAGATGGAGCAATGCTTTATTTGTGTGTTCCTAGTACTGTTAATGTACTATATAATCAGTTTACTAGTTATACGCCTAGTCATTGCTATAACACGTTTACAATAACACAAATACTTTATTTGTTAGCACTGAATGGCTTTGAGATCAAGGATTTCCATATAAAGAAAGAGCCTTTTGTAGACATAATTGAAGCAGTTACTTATAAAAATACTGAACCATTGGACTATAATACTACGTGGTATGACTTAATGGAAAAAGATTTGCTATCAGATAGTATGGCAGAGATTGTACAACGTAACGGGTATCTTACTAATCAAGGCCTTATTAGCAAATGGTTGGATGGTACTGTATATGACTATCGATACGAAGCTAGATGAGAATAACACACTTTCCAAATAACTTACCAACTAACCAAAATCTTGTATATCCACAACTAATTAACGCTATTAAATCAACAGACGAACTTGTTGAAAGTGACTGGGATGCTGATGTTGCACTGATATGGAGCGTACTCTGGTTTGGCAAAATGAGTGCTAACAAACGAGTATGGGAAAAGTTTCGTGAAGCTGGAAAGCCAGTTATTGTAATTGAAGTTGGTGGTCTAATACGTAACGAAACCTGGAAGTTAGGTATAAACGGAATTAATCGCGATGCTGATTTTGCATTAGATTTAGGAATAAACCGTGACAGACTATCCAAATTTAACTTGTCTAAACAACCCTGGGTTATGGGCGATAAGCCTTATATTTTAGTATGTGGACAACACGCCCATAGTTTACAGTGGGAACACATGCCAGACATGGACACCTACTTTAGAGATACTGTAACTGATATACGCAAGTACAGTGATAAAACTATAGTACTTAGAGCGCACCCACGTTTTAGGGAAAACGTGCATTTTCCATTAAGTGATCCAGACTGGTACAAGGAACAAAACTGCGAATGGAATATTGCTAAACATGTACATAAAACCTATGATAGTTTTGACTTAGAAGATCAGCTTAAAGAAACTTGTATGACTGTAAGTTTTAGTAGTAACGCTGGAGTAAATAGTGTTATACAAGGTATACCTACTGTGGTTAGTAAACATAGTTTAGCATGGGATATGAGTAGCACGTATAAAGAGTTTAAGTTTCCGTCCAGAACAAAATGGTTGCATACTATGGCTAACATTGAATATTTTCCAGACGAAATTGATATACAGTGGAAACGAATTAGACAAAAGTTAGAGGGATAAGTAATTATATGCGTACAATAGCAGTGTTTAGTACCTGGCATCCAACCGGATATAAAAAGTATGGCAAAGACTTTGTTAAGGGTTTTTTGCAAAACTGGCCCACGGAAGTTAACTTAACAATATATGCTGAAGATCATGAGCCTGAAACATATAATGCAGATAATATTGAAGTATTAGACCAAGTAGCTACATTGCCTGATTTAAAATCCTGGCAGGCACGGCACAAAGATAACGACTCAGCACATGGATGGAACAAAGATCATACTAAGAAAAGTTTTTTATGGGATGCTAGTAGGTTTGCTAACAAGGTCTTTGCCTTATGGCATTTCGCTAAATACACAAAAGCAGATATAATGATCTGGTGTGATGGAGATGTAAGGACCCACACGCCCATGCCTTTCGATTTTTTACAAGATATAGCTCCAAAAGAAGATCAACTTGTAACATTCTTAGGAAGAAAGACTTGGCCAGAGTGCGGATGGATGATGTTTAATAGGCATCACCCTGATTTTGATAGTTTTATGGATCAGTGGCGATGGATTTACGAAAGTGACGACATCTTTAATCATGTTGAATATCACGATAGTTTTATATTTGGCGAACTAGTACAAGACTTTGTTCAGTCAGGAACAGCGGTTAATAATCTTGGTGGCCCTGATCAAGGCGGTCACATTTTTATTAATACTGCTCTTGGAAAGTACATGGATCATCTTAAAGGGTTCCGTAAGGAAGTAGGCAAAAGCCTGGCTGGAGATCTCACCGGACAATTCAATCATCACGATAACCCATGGTGGCAAGACGTACGACAAGTCACAAAGGCAGAGATACGTGCAGAAAAAATGAAGAAGCCGCATGAGTATGATGTGGAACAACAACAAAAATCAGGCGGCTTACAAAAAAAATGGAAAGATTAAATCAAAGGAATCAATTGATATGAGCGCAGAACAAGATAAAGCCAATGCTCAGGCTAGAAAATCACAAGAGGAGCAAAAGAAGTCACAAGCGGAGAGTCAAAAGCATCAAGCTGAGTTGCAAGAACAATCCGCTAACCAAAACAAAGCAGCAGCACAGTCTAAGCAAGAAGCCGCCGCCACTCAACAAAAACAAGCAGAAGCAGATGCTGCTAAAGCACAAGCTGACCATGATGCAGCCGTTGCAGACGAACAGCAAAAAGCAGACGAATATGCGGCGGCCCAAGCACAAGTTGCTCAGTCTGCTGCAATGGTCGAACAAGTTAGTAAACCACAATATACAGTTTCAGTAGGCGCACACGTTGCAACTGCGGTTGCTCAACAAGTAGGAAATGACCAAGCAGGAGCAAGTTATGAAGCAGAAGCTCATGCAGGTGCTGAAGCAGGCGCAAGTGCTGGTTATGAAGTAACTGATCATAGTGTTGCGGCAGGGGCAGAAGTTCATGCTAGCGCAGAAGCAGGGGCAAGCACAAGTGGTGAAGCACATGCTGAACAAGAACTTGCTCCTGGTCTTACAGCCCACACAAGTGCTGAAGGTACTGCTGAAGCACATGCTAGTGCAGAAGCAGAAGCACACGCTGAAGGCAGTGCAGGCTGGGACGGAAGTGATGCAACTGCGGCTGCTGACATTGGAGCAAGCGCAAGTGCAGAAGCTGGTGTAAGCGGAAGTGTTGATGCTGAAGTTGGTCTAGATACACCACTAGGTGATGTTAGTGTAGATGCTGGTGCAGACGGTGATGCCAGCGTACACGCAGAAGCATATGCAGAAGCTGGTGCTCATGCAAGTGTAGGTGAACATGGAGTTGACGTAGGTGGCGGTGCTATTGCCGGTGCAAACGTTGGCGCCGGTGCAGAAGGATCTGCTCACTTAGGTGGCGCAGAAGTAAGTGCAGGTACAGAAGTAAGTATCGGTGCACAGATTGGTGCTCAAGGCTCTGCTCATGCTACATACGAAGATGACACAATCTCGTTTGGTATTGACGGACAAGCGGCTTTGCTAGTTGGACTAGATGTTGACGTAAATGTTGACATTGATATTGGCCCACTAGTTGACGGTGCTAATGCAATCTTAGATGCAGGCGGAACCATTGATGAAGCAATGGATCATGTTACAGATGGAATTGACAAAGCACAAGACGAAGCAATTAAAGTTGCTAAAGAAGCAGAACAAACAGCAAAAGACGTTGCTATAGTTGCAGACAAAGCATACAAAGGTGCTCAGTCAGCAGTTGTGTCAACAGAGCAAGCAGCCAATGATGCCGCTAAAGCATGCACCCAGGCCGCAAACGAAGTTGCACACTGGGGTAATGAAGTAGCAAACTGGACAAACCAAGCGTTTAGTGCTAAAAGCGTGGCTAATGCTGCTAGCAGTACTATTAATGCTTGTAATGGAGCGATTAACGATTGTAATAACGCTATTAATAGTGCAACAAAAGCAATCAATGATGCCGCGGCAGCAGCTCAGAAAGCTGCCGAACAGGCCGCCGCCGCGACAGCTAAAGCCGCTAAAGATGCGGCAGATTGGTCTAAGAAGGCTGCTAAAGATACTGGCAAAGCGTTTAAGAAAGCGTTTAAGTGGAGTGACAGTAGACTTAAAGCAAATATCGAGTTTGCTTATGCTCATGAAGATATGAACGTATATACATACAACTATATCTGGAGTAAAGAACTTGAAAAAGGCGTAATAGCCCAAGAATTACTTGAAACAAAATATGCTGATGCAGTAGAAATGCATGAGTCAGGATATTATCAAGTAGACTATAATAGGTTACCACCACTTGAAGAAGCTACTACCTCTATTATAGAGGTATAAGTGCAAAAGGTAGACTTATATCGAGTACAGTATTTGACTGGGTGTTTTGAAAAAGTAAACACCCAGTCGATTGCTCTAAAGGTATTAAAAAAATATTACGCTAAAAAAAATATGAGTGACAGCGTTCACAGTATTCGTCATGAAGACATTAGAATAGATTTTGATAGCGAAATACAGGATCTAGGACAACTACAGATAAACGCATGGAAAAATGCATATGGTGATGACATTGAATGGTGCTGGGATAGTACTATGACAGAAGACGATCCAAATACAGCAGCCTGGGCAGTAGTTCATGGAAAAGGAGAATCAACTAACTTACATTCCCATGAAACAGAAGACAACTACTCTGGCGGAGCTCATGTAAGTAGTGCGTTTTGGGTACAATGCCCGCCAGACAGTGGAGACTTTGTCTTTCAATATAAAACTAACCCTTATAATACTGAACAGCATGAAATTACACCTAAAGTTGGCCATTTCGCTATGTTTGACAGTACCCTTCCGCATTATGTTACTAAAAACTTTACAGACCAATTACGTATTGTTATTAGTATGAATTTTAAACTGGTATAATATACGCATATAAATAAAGCTATAGATAAGGAAATTCAATTAATGGTTACTGATTCACTGAACATTCTGGAAAAAATGTAAGGAAGTTTACATGGAAAATATAAGCGTATTGCAAAATCTTCATACTGTCTTTAATCATCCTTATCCTCATATTTGTATTGAGGATGCGTTGCCTGATAGTGTGTATGATGAATTAGAGGACACTTTTCCAGAAGAATTAGTTACTAGTACACAACCACACGACAATGGGATATGTTATAGATATAAAGCAAACCCTGCGCTAGTGGATAAAGTAATCCCACAAATTTGGCAAGACTTTTTTGAGTATCACACAAGCAAAGAGTATTTCTTACAATGCATTAATGCTTTTGAACCGCATATTGAAAAAAGATATCCAGACTTATTAGAAAAGTTGTATGCTGGCACTGTAGCTATACGTGATGTTGATAAAGATGGAGACTACGTAACTGATTGTCAGTTTGTAGTACATGAGCCTGTGGATCAAACAGGAACTAGTCGAACTCCACACATTGATAATCCAGTGGAAATATATGCTGGACTGTTATATATGCGTAAACCCGGAGATGAAAGTGCTGGTGGTAACTTTACTATCCATGAATGTACTGGAGAAATTGTTCAAGTAAACAAAACACTGGGCAGACAGGTAGACGATAATTTACATACTCCAATTAAACAAGTACCATACAAGCGTAATACATTTTGTATGTTCTTAAATGTGCTAGGAAGTGTGCATAGTGTTACGCCACGTATTAACCCTGAGCATCGTAGACATAGTATTAACATTATTGGAGAGTTTAACGGCACTGGCAAGATGTGGAAAGTTAAAGAAATTAAAAGTTAATGAAAGACAACAGATATGCTATCGGTAAAAGCAGTGGTGTTTTCATTAATGAAGATTCTGTTGTTAAGATATTTAATATTCGAAACAAAGGTATTAAAGCTGCTCGCGGAAGTTATGAGTTATGTTGGCTTAGAGAAGTAGAATGTTTAACTAGACTAGAAGGGCAAATACACTTTCCGCAGATCCTAGAACATCACAAAGATCATCTTGGTCTTAGAATGACAACTGTTGGAGAAAGTTTATTTGACACCTGGCAAGAACATAATTTAAAGCTGTATATCGATCAAGCACATACTATTGCAGATTCACTTGAAGCGGCAAATATACAATATTTTTACCCAGGCATGGATCCTGCAAGTAAAACAAAACAGTACACAAAGTTTCCTTTAAGTAATTTTTGTATTGAAGATGGAGAAATAAGTTTAATAGATTACGAGTTAGCAAATCCGGTTGGTGGTAAATCTGAACCACAAATGAGCGATAGACTCAGATATCTATATGATAATTATAATAAAGACCATTTTAGACAATCACTGATTAACGCCTTGGAAAATCCGCAGGAGTGTTATCAGTCTGAATTAATGGCTAAGTTGGTTGACAAGGATAAGTTTCCTATGTTAGCATCAAAGAACCCTAGAGAGGTATGGAAGTCAATGACAGCATTTACACAACCCAGCGAAAAAATTGTTAAAGAATGGAAGCGTTACCAAAAACGCTACGGTATCAATGATGCAACTGATCGTGTTGAACGTATGAAGCTCAGTGAAGTATGCAAGCCTGAAGATAAGTTGCTCGACATCGGCTGTAATGATGGTTACATTACTATGTTAGTTGCTCCAATGGTTGCAAGTGCAACTGGAGTTGAACCACATGTAGAGTTACCTAGAACAAAACCCAGTAATGTTAAGTGGATAAAATCAACATTTAACGAGTTCCTAGAGGACACATACAAGCAATATGATGTACTATTAAGCCTGGCAGTTAGCATTCAGTTACGTGATTTTGGCGGACTTACTGAACAAGAAATTGTAGATGGATATGCTAGTCTATTAGTACCCGGTGGCATTGTTGTACACGAAACGCAGAAACTCCATGAACGGCCAAATAATCAGGAACACACTGCTAACATGTTGGATGCATTTGCTACTAAGTTTGAGCAAATTGATCACGGTAACGCAAGACCCAGCGGAGGTCGCGAGTACTATCATTTTAGGAAAAAGTAGATGGCATTTAACAATATTATGCAGTTAGCAACTGCTCACATTACTAAACATTTACAACCTAACCCTACTGTAGTAGAGTGGGGAAATCAAAGGTTTAGGTACAGTAAAAAATGGACAGACAAGTGTAGTGAAGTTGCAGGAAAATCTATACGTGAACCAGTGCAGTATGTTTGGGAATATTTTGAGGATCTAGGTTTTAGTGACTATCTGGCAATTGACATTAATACTAAGTTACGTAGTATTGCAATGGATTTAAATTTTATACTTAAAGACAAGTATAAGTACACGCAGCAATTTGATTTAGTAACTAACAATGGCACTGGAGAACATATCTTTGATCAAAGAACTGTATTTGAAAATATGCACAATTTATGCAAGGTTGGTGGAGTTATGCTATGCGTATTGCCACTTGCTCCCTGGTTTAATCATGGCTTTTATAATTATCATCCTCAGTTATTCCGTGACATAGCCGCGGCAAACGGATATAAATGGGTTAACTTTTGGTTAGCACAAAACACTGGCAAGTATATAGAAGCACCAGTAGACATGGAAAGCTGGGGGTTTTATGAACAAAAGAAGCCACGCACACCGCTCAGTGAATTAGAAAGAGCCTATGACGATTTACATGAACGTGATGCTGGCAGGCCACATAATATCAGTATAGTGTCAGCCTATATGAAAACAAAAGACGATCCATTTAATATCCCAATGCAAGGACGTTATGTTAATGATGTAGTAGCTGAGCTAAAGACAGAATACAGTAACAACAACGTTGATGTAAGACAAAAGGATCACACCAGCGCAACTTATTAGTAAATAGATACATGAAACCAAAGATACTGCTGGTATACCCAAATCTTCCACTAATGATGTCTCCGGCAATGAGCATGGCGATAATAAATGCCATTGGTAAACGTGAAGGCTGTGAAGTAGAAATATTTGAAACTACACAATACAGTAGTGAATTTAGTAACAAGCACATTAGGCAAAGTGAAATCGGTGCCGTTAGAGCCAACAAAGACGATGAAGTCAAAGACATGTTTTATGTTGCTGACCCAAGTCAAATTATTCCAGATTTCTTAGCGCATGTAAACAAGTTTAAACCTGACATCATCATGATGAGTGTCCAAGAAGACGTTTATCGCATGGGCTTACAACTACTAGAAAGTATTAAACATTTAAACATACCAAACGTACTTGGTGGTGTATTAGTTATGAGCGATCCTATGCTAGTAGTATCTAACCCACTGGTACATCAGGTTTGTGTATACGAAGGCGAACGTGTAGTATTAGACATTATTAACTGTCTTAAAGCCGGAAAACGTATCAAAAACGTAAAAGGTACCTGGTACAAAGAACGTGACACATTTGCTATATATAAAAATCCACCACAGCCATTAACTGACATTACAGAAGTTATACCAGACTATACATGCTTTGACGTTAAACGCTGGAACAGGCCCATGGGCGGCAGAACATTTAATGCCGCAGTCAGCATGGAAACTTATCGCGGGTGTCCATATAATTGTACATACTGCAATTCACCTAATACTCGCAACATTGCAAATGTATTTGATGTTGGTAATTTTATTAGGCGAAAAGATGCCAGCGTAGTGGAATCTGAGTTACTTGAGTTTAAAGAATTATATGATCCAGACTTAATTATGATACAGGACGACAGTTTCCTTGCACGACCAGCAAAAGAGATATATGCATTTTGTGAGATGTGGAGCAAGTATAAGATTCCATTTTGGATGAATACACGTATTGAAAACTGTAGACCAGAGTATTTGGAAGCTCTTAAAGAGGCTGGCATATATCGTATTAGTTTGGGTATTGAAAGTGGTAATGCAGAGTACAGAGAAAACGTACTCTTGCGTAAAGTAAAAAACGAGAAGTATCAGCAATTTTTATCACATATTAATGACAGCAATATACCATATGGGTTAAACGTTATTGTTGGTATGCCATATGAAACTCGCGATATGATAATGGAAACTGCTAGAATGGTTCGTGATGCTAGAGGATATGATGGCATTAACATTAGTATCTTCCAACCTTATAGAGGAACTAAACTCAGACAAATAGCAGTAGACGCTGGCTTTATGGATCCGGATCATATTAATGGTTGGGACAGTGGAGAGATAGGTGGTGGATTTATGGACAAGTGGGCTCTTACAATGCCTGAACCTTATATACAGGAAGCAGATCTTAAAGGAATAATTAAAACATTTGCATTATATTCTTTTTATGGCGACGAACACTGGCCACGTATACGTGAAGCTGAAACTAATGATGATCTAAGACAAGAATACATGGAAGATTATACAGCAAAGTTCTTTGATCCTCTGCAACAAGGAGGCGCAGATCGTATACAAAAGTTTTGTGCAATGCACGACCATTCCAGTACCTATCAGTGGGTAGAAGCATGAAAGTATTAGCATTTAGGCATCAATTTCAGGGCGCATTAGCAAATATGCGGTTTAGTCATCCAGAGATAGAGATAGTAGATTGGTTCGACAATCCATATCCAGAAGCAGATCATTACATTACATGTAACATATATTGCGACAAGTTTAGGGAAGACCCAGTATTTTCTTTTGTTAAGATGAGTAACAAACCTTATATGATATTTGAGACCGCAGTGTTTAAAAGACAAGCACGTACAGGGGATTGGCTAGATTGGCACTGGCGTTTAGGTTGGTGGCACTTGCTAGCACCTGGAAAGTTTAACAATAAGAACTCGCCTCCTGACAGATGGTTAGCACTTAAACAAAGACAAGAACTAGAAGTACTGCCCTGGCGCAAACAAGGGGAACATATACTAATACCATTGCAAAAGAATAATGATAGTGTAGTACAAACTATGATGGACAGATATGGAAGTATGCGTAACTGGCTTAATCGCACAATACAAGATATACGTAAGTACAGTGATCGTCCTATACTAATACGTCCCAGCGCAAAAACAAACCCATTAAGCTGGGCAGATGCTGAGAGGCTTCCGAATGTAAGTATAAGTACTACTTATAAAGACAACCCAAGCACAGACGGAACGAAGTTTACAAAAAACATAGAGGGCGGGCCGGGATTATTGACAGAGCTAGCAGACGCATGGGCAGTTGTAGGTTATAACACAAGTACACTATTTGAAAGTATAACAGATGGTATACCCACAGTAAGTTTAGATCCAGATGCACTCACTGTTCCTTGTAGTATAGAACTAGAGGATATTGAAGATCCTCCCATGAATATAGACCGCGAGCAATGGTTATATGACATGGCATATATAAGTTGGAGTATGGACGAAATGCAACGTGGTGTTGCATGGGAACATCTAAAAGGAAAGTATTAATGTTTGGCCCTATTACTATACCATATGAATGTGTAATGTTATATAACACTGCGACATTAAAGCCTGGAATAGACTTTGATGATGTTGAATTTGCTATTGCAGAGATGTGTCAACTTGTAAAAGATACATATCCAGACTTTATTGCTGGACAAGTGTTTAAATATGCTGGCTTTATAAGTGAAGAAGGCAGTGTTGGAGCACCAGGAGAAACTGAAGAGCATATCGCTATTGTCACATATTGGACTGACTTTGACACTCATGAGCAAAGTCATAAAGATGAAAAGTTTAAAACTGCATTTTCAGGTTTAATGGAATACTGTACAGACACTAAAGAACTAGGATACGAGTTGCTCTGGCAGGGCGAGGCGGAGACAGATGTTTGAGATAGACAGAGCCGTTATAGAAATAAACGGAGGCTGTAACTATACTTGTCAGATGTGTCCGCAAACTAATCCTGACGGCTCAACTGGTGCTAGAGGTAAACCCTGGCTTAAAAAAATGCCAATCGCTATGTTCGAAGAGGCAGTTGCACAATGTGCTGAAGCAGGATTGGGCGTTGTTAATTTAGACGGTAGCGGAGAAGCAACCTTAAACAGAAACATGGCAGAGTATATTGCTATTGTAAAAAAATACGACGTTAAGTGTTTTATTTTTAGCAATGGATACCGCATGCATGGACAGTTTATGGAAGAATGTGTAGATGCTGGCTTAGACTTTTACAGGTTTAGTATCATTGGTTATAATAAAGAAACATACAAGACTTGGATGAACGTTGATAACTTTGATAAGGTTATAGAAAATTTACACGCTATGATGGACTACAGCAAGGGAACTAACTGCCAAGTAGCCACTTATCATTTAATATTAGATAACGATAACATAGACTATGAAACAGAACAATACCGTAAAATAGTAGACGCCGCTGGATGTAATACTGAGATATGGAAAATGCATAACTGGAGTGGCGTATATGATCCTGATTACTCTAGAGAAGGCAGAATCAAAACATGCGGAAGACCATTTAGTCCGGACATTGTAATACGTGCAGGTGGCAATGATGGCAAAACAGGTGCAGTTCATCCGTGTTGTCAGGTATTAGGCAATGACAGTGCCGCAGTACTAGGACATTTTAGTGAAATGACTGTACAAGAAATTATGACAGGCGATTTATACGAAGAGCTTAGAGAACAACACCGCACAGGTAACTATCCAGATTTTTGTAAAACCTGTGACTTCTTAATTGATGATCCAGAAACCATGGTATACACTAACAGCGGCCGTAGCGAAATGCACATGAACGGAACTAAGTTTAGTCTTAATGATTACAGATAATGTTTGTGGATAAGATATATCATGATTATAAATGATTTAGAAATTTATGGAAGACGTAGTAACAAAACAATTGAGTTTATACACATGTATACACAAAAACCTCTGGGAATTAAATGTAAATTTAACGAATGGGGGTTCCGCGGCCCAGACTATAATGAGTATGTTGGGCTTCCAGTTAATATATGTCTTGGAGACAGCTTTACAGTAAACACAGGCGGACCAGTAGAAGATTGCTGGGCAAGCCAATTAGAAGAAATACTGGGCTACCCTACACTCAACTTTGGATTAGATGGTGCAGGGAACGATGCTATGAAGCTAATCTACGACCGTGTTATTAATTACTTTGACATACGGAATGTATTTGTTATGTATTCCTTTCTTCATAGACGACTAATACATGGCTTATTATCACAATCAGCAGAGTCAGACTTAGATATGAACATACGATATTTTGAACAACAATTTATACCAAACGCCCATTATACATTTATACCAGAATGGTGCTGGAGCGACGAAGAAGCTAATTATATTAGAGCAGAGTATCCACAACAATTGCCGGATAGTTATACTCAGTGGCAAGCAACTGGATACGCAAAAAAGAAACATCGTATACAGGCTTTAGACAAAGATCTATTTAATTCAGACGGTATGCACATGAGTCGAGAACGCAACCAATCAGTGGCAGAATACTTTGCTAAACTTATATTATAATACTAATAATGAAGACAGTAAATGCAATTGGCTTATGGATAGTTTATTGCAAGGATGGCCTGGCTCAGCAACTGGAAACAGACATGCACCAGTAGATGCTCCTGGTGCGTTCTGGGGATTTATCCAAAACAATCATGTACTAATAGCAGACCATCAACGCCTGGAGTTTGACTGGTGGTTCTGGGACATGCCTTATTGGGGACGCTGGAACGGACTAAAAGAAGCGTTAAATCCAGATCAGGATTTTTACTGGAGAGTTAGTAGGAATAAAATACATGAAACTGAAATACTAGAGCGACCGCGTGATAGGTTTGCTAATTGGAATATGCCGGTTTATCCGTGGAAAAAGACTGGATCAGAGATAATTGTTTGCCCTAGTAGCAATACAATGAGTGAATGGTGTACTAATAAAAACGAGCAAGAATGGACTGAGTCAACAATTAAAGAGCTAAAAAAACACACTGATAGACCAATTAGAGTACGTTATAAACCCAGAGCTCAGGGAACCAGTGGTCCTAGTGTAGCACTGGTTCCATTTAATGAAGATATTAAAGACGCCTGGGCTGTAGTAACCAGTGTTAGCATGTGTGCTGTAGAAGCAATTTCAGCAGGCGTCCCAGTGTTTTGTGATCCTATCAGTTTTACTAGACCTGTTGGCAAAACCGAGCTAAGTAAAATAGAACAACCAGTTTATGGCAACAGAGAGCCCTGGTTTAATCACTTAGCGTATTGTCAATTTACACAAAAAGAAATTAAGTCTGGGATGGCTTATAGTATATTAACGGATCAATAATGGCAAAAAAGACTGTAATAGTTTATAGCACTGGACGACACAAGACCACAAAGTTAATGTTAAGGTTTGCTAGTGGAATAAACCTTTTAGATGGTGCATGGTGTGCAGAGTTTAGAGGTATTGATCATTTTCTAGTCCATGGACTAGATCCTAAAGCTGATGCCATAGCAGTACTGGGTATACTACGTGGCACTGGTCTAGCAATGCAAGCCGCTGCAAGTAAAAATATTCCTAGATTTTATGTAGATCATGCATACTTTGATTCAGGTTATTCTGGCAAAGGCTGGATGCGTATTAGTAAAAACAGACACACTATGAACTACGTAAAGGATGTTGCCAAGGACAGATGGAAACTTTACTTCCAGGATCATAATGAGATAATGCCCTGGAAAACTCGCAGTAACCGCGGAAACAAAATACTAGTATTGCCTCCAACTCATGCAGTACAGTGGTATTTTAACGCACAAGGATGGACAAACGAAATACTAAAGATTCTTCATGAGTCATTACCTAAACACATGCATGGCGATATTAAAGTTAGAACTAAACCTAATGAACCTATAGTAGACAAAGCAGGTAATCTATTAAGATTAGATAGTCATAAAGACGAAAATCCAGTGTCACTAGAGCAAGATTTAGCAGAAAGTAATGTTGTAATATGTTACAACAGTAACGTAGCATTGCAGGCTACCTTGCAGGGTATACCAGTTATATCTAACCTTCACTGTAGCACATATCCAATAAGCTATAGTATACACGACTTAGTTAAAGATACAAACAATCCAGTATTTGACGCCGAACCTGACAGGTATGGGTTATGCAAATGGTTAGCATACAGTCAATTTAAAGCGGGAGAAATAGAAAATGGAAAAGCATGGAACATGTTGCTAAAGATGCAGGAAGATGCAGGAAATTAAATGGCAGTTAATTTTGGAAAATTAAAAATCATTACTGGTTTAGATGATGACGTTTTTAAGGTAGAGAAGTTACAACGTTTTGAAAGTGTGGAGCAAATACCAGGCTGGAAAGAAGTTGGGCATAAACGACCTAAAGAACTTATTGAGTATCTAGAAGGTATCCTAGACAAACCCAGATATGCTGCACAGGTGTTAGACATTGGACAGGTTGGGCAAGTACAAACTTATCATAATGACGCTAATCAAAAACGCATTACTGCCGCCTATGGATTTAAGGTGAAACAAATGCTAGGAATGGGAAAAGACGGTCAAACATATGAAGCAACCAGATACTTGGATTATAAAGTAGATCAAAAGTATGTTGTAAAGATGTTAAGTGAATATGCCAAGGAGTATCATGCACATACCCAGCAGTTGTTTGAAATTTTAGATATGTTAGGGAACCCCTGGCATGCCATGATTCAAAAAAATACTGTAGTTAAAGGTGACTTTATGTATTACCCCATGGATTTACCCTATACAGACGTTATACCCAACAGAGGTAACATGCTTAAACAGTATGCTGAATTAGCTAACTTTAATAAATGGTTAATTAAAAATACTGGCTTTTTATTCTGGGACATGGGGTTTACTAATGGTAGAAACTTTATGATGGACTCAAACGAGAACCTTGTATGGGTTGACTACGGCGGTGCAGGTTTACTAAAAACTCCAACATTTAAAAGCATATGCAAAGAGTTAAAAATTAAAAATTTTAAAGGTACTGGGTTAGGCGATGTTAAAAAAGAAATGCTAGTAAATGCAGACAGTAAGTTTATAATGGCTGAATTTTTATTAAACATCGATTACTGGTTTACTAAGTACGAGACAGATCGCGGCAATGCACAGAGCAATGATGCTGATCTATACAGTAGCTTTATACAACTACGTAAGTCAGTATGCTATAACATTGTTGACAATCTTCTAGAACACGCACTTAATACTGATGTTGCCCAAGGACTATACCAGGCCACTAAAGAAAAAAACTGGGTTCAAGACAATACTTGGAAAGACGTTTGGAGATTCTTAGACGACTTTGAAATAGAATGAAAGTTTTTAACTTTACAGACACCTGCAGACAGATATTTCCTAACAGTATTGTTGTTGACGCAGCCTTGCATTATCCCATAACTGACAAAGGCTGGGATATTGACATGCCTGGACCAGAAGATATTGGAGACAGATTTGATGATTCTGACTTTAAGTTAATACTTAACTTACAAGACATGCTTACTACCAAAAGCACTGGGCATATAGGTGATAGTTTTGTATTCTATGACATACCACTAGAGCTAGCTAAGATACGTAACTTTTATAAAGACTGGGCTCCTAGTAATCAGATTATTGTTGTAGTATGGCCAATTGACTTAGTAGACGCATGGCCAAAAAAAGAATTTCATGTTGTAGAGTTTAGTTCACATCAATACGAAACTTGGTTAAGTTACAAGTCTGGCGAAGATGTATTACGTGAAGCATTTAGTTATACAGATAAAGATTTTGAAGATAACTTCTTGTGCATGAATCGCATAAACAAACCACATAGGCAAGATTTATACGACAGATTATCAAGTTTAACATGCGGTAATATTAGCTTACAAAGTGCAGGTCATGAACTAAAATACCCAGGACTAGACTTTGTTACATATGACAGACACTATGATAATCTAAGTAACTTACTCAGTATTAAACGTAACTTCCAAACAAGTATGTTTAGCCTAGTAACAGAAAGCCAGTATGAAGAACGTTTTGGTATTATTACAGAAAAAACACTTAATGCCATTGTAGCCGGGCATCCTTTTATAGTTGCTGGGCATCAAGGGTGTCTAGACGATATAAAAGGCCTGGGATTTAAAACATATCCCACTATCTTTAATGAAGAATATCAGTATTTTGAAAATGACGAGCGTATTGATGCAATGCTAGATTTAAATGGTGCGTACTTTACTCGTATTACTACAACAGCATTACACGATTTAGTGGACGAGCATCGTGACATTATAGACTATAATCGTGATTACTTTTTTGATAGTTTTGGCCCAGACAGACTGGAATGGCTTAGAACACAACTACTCAATATTTGGGAGTAGATGTTGCTTGCCAAAGTCTGTATCCCAGGGGTCTGGTTCTCCGTGAAATACTACTAAGCTACATTGTGGGTCTATAATCCAGGGCTGGTCAGGATACACGTATTTACTGGGTTTAGCTGGCCATTTATTGTGTTCGTCTAAACCAGTGCCACTTTCTATTAGCCCGCCTCTAAAGCAATCCCATTTAAAACTTTGACACCAAGATTCTGGCCACCATGCCTTCTCATCTCCAGCCCGGAACCAGTGTGTAATAAAATCTTGATCTCCGCGAAAACGATTTATATATCCCGGAATATCTTTTTTAAATTCTTTATATATTGAATAGTAGTCGGGTGCATGAAAACACATTACACTGGTATTACTTACTTCGTAATTTTTAATCCATCGTCTATTAAAGTCTTGACAAACAGAAAATTTTTCGGAATAGCTGATAAACTTATCGATATTATCAACAATAATTATATCTAGATCTAAGTAAAATACTGTGTCAGTAAATCCCCACTTAGGATTAAACATCTGCATCTTGTACCACCAATACTTTTGGTTACCATTAGCGTCTGGCCAATCTGGTACATGATGTGTTATAATATCAGGTTGCTGATAAAATGGATCATTTGGGGAGTCTGTAAGGACATGAAACGTATAGGGCAGTGTAAGATGACGTTTAACGCCTGCGTACAACTGCCCTACATGTAACTTTGGAGAGTATTTTCCTCCTACACAGACGCAAACTAAATTAATCATTTTCCATCAGTGTCTGTTTTCCGTTTTTGGCACTATAACCTACTGTGTCACGATCTATGTCATTATGGTCAAATTCTGCCCAATATAACTCGAAAGCTACAGTATCTTCGAATGCTTCAAACTGATGCAATTCGCCTGGTTTAACTTGTGTAAAGTCTCCAGGGAGAAGTATAGTTTCATCTACTAATTCGTAATCATTCTTCCATGCACGAATTATTAGCTTTCCTGATTCTACAAAAAAACCATTCCACTTATACTTGTGTTTATGTTTACTGCAAACTCCGCCCTTGTGAGCTTCTATGCGGTGAAACTCAAGAACGCCATTGGCGTGTATTAACTCTGTTTGACCCCACACTTTTCCAGCCTTCATCATGCCTTTATACCTCGACTATAGTAGATTGATTGGTCCTTACAGTATCAATAACGATAAAGTTATTACTTACATACCGTTCTTTTTTTCTTGGATTTCTTTACGGCGTTCTTTAACAAGTTTACCAATTTCACCCAAGTGCTTACGGGCACGAGCTGCCGCAGCTTTTACGCCTTTTTCTTCAAAACTAGCATGCTCTTTAACATACCCTTCAACGTGTTCTAGAATTTTATCATGATGTAATGACATTATTTTTCCTTTCAATGTCTTCTTCAATACAATTTTCACCGTACTGAATCTCAACTATTTTAAGTGGCTGGTCAGTTTCATTAGCTAGCATATGCCACTTTTCTTCATCAATCCACAACTTGTCATGGGGATTAAACACTCCCCAAAGTTCCAAGTCGCTGCTAACAGGACTAATTGTATATACAGTAGCTTGACCTTCAGCAATAAACCAAAGTTCACTACGCTTACGATGCTTCTGCATACTTAGAGATTTACCAGGAGTAACGTCTAGTTCTTTAACTTTAACATGATTTGTTACTTCGTGTAATACTCTGTACTTCCCCCAAACTCTTTCAGTAGTTGGTTTACTCCATTCTTCCAGGATCCAACTACTACTGTTTGCTTTGTTACTTCCCCCGACGCCAAATTCAAATTTTACAGGACTATTTCCGCTGTACACAATTTCTTCAGGAGTATTATCTACTCCACGGTCGCCACCATTTGCAAAAATAACAACGTCTTCAGGATTCTTTTCGCCCAAAACTTTAAAAATGGCTTGGGTAGCAGTTCCATCGTCATCGTTAAACTCAATAACCTGATCAACCATTTTTAAATTTTCCAGCACTGCCTTACGCTCATTAAACGGCATAAAAGGACGTCCTTTTTTACGTTGTAACCAAGTATCACTGTTAAGACCAACAACAAGTTTGTCTCCAAGTGTCCTTGAAACTTTAAGATAACTAATATGTCCACTATGCAAGGGGTCGAATCCCCCAGTAGCTAAAACTATTTTCATGTTTAAAACTCCTTATAAATATATACGCATATTATATTATTATAATTATAGTTTATTATCAAGGAAAAATCAATATATGATTAACAATATTTACGTAGGTTGGGATAGCAGGGAAGACATTGCTTTCCAAGTGTGCGAACATAGTATTTATAAACGCACATACAGGGACTTTATAAATGTGGTTCCGATTAAACAACATGAGCTTAGAGAACAGGGAAAGTACTGGAGAGAAAAAGATAAACTTTCTAGTACAGAATTTACGTTTACTAGATTTCTTGTTCCATACTTAAATGATTATAAAGGTATTGCAGTTTTTTGTGACTGTGATATGGTGTGGCTAATTGATGCTTACCACATATTCATGAACGGCTTTACAAAAGACAAGGATAAAGCAGTTTGGGTAGTTAAACATGAATATGATCCAGAAGAAGGTATTAAGATGGATGGACAGTTACAGTTGCCATATCCACGTAAAAACTGGAGTAGCATGATGGTTTTTAACTGTGAACATCCTAAAAATCGTGCATTAGATCTAGAAACAATTAATACAAAACCTGGTAGCTATTTGCATCGTTTTGAATGGTTAGATGACGATGACATAGGTGAACTTGGTCCTGAATGGAACTGGTTAGTTGGTCACTATAAAGAGCCAGAGCATGGTACACCCAAGATATTACACTATACAGAAGGCGGCCCATGGTTTGAAAACATGCGAGATTGTGAATATGATCATGTGTGGAAGAAAGAAATTATTAACTTGTATTCATCATGATCAGAGAGTATATGACAGACGGTGTTGCACAATTTAATTGTGTGCAGGTATTAGATTACACAGACTCAAAAAATAGTGAAGCTCTGCGTTCAGACGGTAAATTATATAATCTAGAACTAGGCAAAGGTGCCGCAAAAATTAAATTTCCCAGAGACGTAGTACATCCTATTGCTAATAAACGTGATGGAGAGTTTTTCTTATGGTGGAGCAAACCATTAATTAATTACTATCACTTAATACTGGACGGTCTGGGGTGTTTGTATTACTATCTTGAATTGCGTAAGAAGAACCCAAACATCGTTTTGTTGCTTAATCGCACACCTAAACCTGGATATGCTGGGTATCCTCCTTTTGTTAGTGAACTATTGAACTTGTTTGACATCGACTGGGAATATACTGACCCTGCTACTGAGTACGAAACTGTATACTTTGGAGATACACTTAATCAGAATGAGGCTGGAAAACGCCAAAAGCCAGATCCCAGGCAATGGGACTTAATTGATTATTTGGTTAACCGTTGTGTAAACAGAACAGAAGTGCCAGAGCTCAGTAAAATCTACATAAGCAGGAGAGCTCATGCCAATCCTGTTAACTTGGATCGCAAAGCAATAATTGGTGAAGATAACACTATTAAGCGAGGATTAACTAATGAAGATCAAGTAGTAGAGATACTAAGAGATCTAGGTTACACAGAAGTATTTGGTGAAAATTATACACTGGCTCAAAAAATTGCCTTGTTTAGTAGAATGGACAAGTATATTAGCACCGCAGGTGCCGGCGTAACTAATATGATATGGGTAAGAGATCATAAAGTGAGTGTGGGCGGAATACATACTCCAGGGTTTCCATTTCCCAGCAACACCCACAGCAGACACATTTGTACACACAGGCCCTACAGTAAGGCAAACATTATAAATTATCCAGGTAAAGTCCTGTTTCATGATCCAGATGCAGGTGCTAAAGATTATAACAATCCCTGGTATATTAATAATCTAGATGCTTTTAAAAAATGGGCTAAAACCATATAAATATGCTTGTACTCTTGGGGAGTTCTGGAAGTAGGTAATTATGGTTGCTGAAGTATTAGCAGGCATAGCATTAGCAAAAACAGCGGTTACAGGTATTAAAAATCTTATTGACACTTGTAACACAGTGCATGACATTACGCATCACGTAGATGATTTACTTAAAGCACAGGATCAAATAGCTGCTAAAAAATCCAAACCACAGAAGGGTAACAAAGAGTGGAATATTCATCTTACCCAGCAGTTTAAAGACGGGGATGCGTTTGAGGGTGAGTCACTTAGTGATGTTACAGCTGAAGTAATTGAGCAAAAACAAATTGAAGAAGCTATAGCACATACTCGTAGAGTTATTAATAGACGATTCGGGCAAGGCACCTGGGACGAAATTATGGATCTCCGGGAGAAACGAGTTTCTGAAAATAAAATAAAAAGAAAAGAAGCCCTAAAAGCCTATAAGCAAAAGCAACGTCAACGTATAGATTTCTGGTATAAATTATTAATAGAAACCTCAAAGGGTGCTGCTATAATAATCTTCGCACTTGCAATGTATGGGTACATCGCAAGCCTTGCCAAAGGTCAAAATCTGCCCTGGTTCTGGTAGTTACTTAGTACACAAATAATATGGACGTTCCAGTGTTTGACCCGGAATATGTTTTACTTCTGTAAACAATTTATTAGCAGTCTCTAAAAAAACCTCTTCAGCATAGTTTGTATCCTGAGTCCACTTGTGGCCTTTTTTGTCACGTTCTGTGGGGAACTCAAACAGTACGTGTTTGTTGCTCTTACTAGCAAAGTCTCCAACTAGTTTATCCATATCTCGATACTGTTCAGTACGATCATAAAGATGATGTATAACATTAAACACTGTTAACAAATCATATGTGTCACTACACGTGACCCAGCCCTCTAAATTGCTATGAGTAAAACTAGAATCTCTTAACAGGTCTTGATGTCTAGCTTTAATACTCTGACAAACACCAATGTATTCCATGTTGTAGTCTACTCCCATGCTAGGGATACGTGCTATTGAACTTAAAAATACATAAAAACCCAGGTTACAGCCAAAGTCAGCGTAAGTCCTGGGTCGGATATCGTTAATAATTTCTTTAAAGAACTCGCTTTTAACTTTTGTATCAGTCCAAGGCCGTGACTTTGTGGGGTTGCTGGATGCTGAAATTGCGTGATCTGATACTGTATAATTTTGATAGCCACGCACAATCGTTGCGTCGCTCTCATGCCCGCCATAGTCGATACTTTCTATATCTGCACGTTCTAGTGTCTGCATGCTGTATTTACCTTAGCTATGGCAGTAGAAAAAAATACCAAGAAGTACTGCTAAAATTATAATAACCCATCCAATAAAACTTAACACACTGGGAAAAAACTGAGCTAAGAGTATAATAATTATAACAAGCAGTAAAAAATGCAACATTAATTTAGCCTTCCAAAGTACCTGTTAAGATGCGCTATTACTTCTGTCCAGTAATTCTTACCCCATTCACCAGTGCAATTATTATATGCTTGACGAGCATTAGTTACCAGCCTAAGATACTGCTCTTCATTAAGTGAATCTACATTTCCAGTTTGGGATCTTACTACGTGTTTCATTTAATGGCCTTTTCCGTGGTTTAACAAAGGAACATCGTCCGGGATAACTGAATCCACAGTCCCACATGTTGATGCGGCCATGTCTGTCATTGCTCTAAGCATTGCGCCAAACATTTGTTCGCCTTTGCGATCGTTAGGCTTGTCATATCGATAAACACAACTAGCAGTAACACTATCCTGTGATTGTACTGCCTCTCTTGCAAACATACAACTTTCCATGTTTTTAAATTGGGCACTTCCTACCATTGTACTGCCTACTAGGGTAACCATAACTATGGTGTTCATAAAATATCTCCTAAGTTGTTAAACATTTCGCTTACCGTCCCAGATATGGTATACAACCGGGAACCTAGGTATCCCATCACTTGTTAAGTTTTGAAACCTAACTGTTGCTTCACTATTTGGCTCAAGTTCCTTGCTCATTAGTTTCAACAAGTATTCTTGATTGCCTTTAATACCACTGTTAAACTCTTTGCCGTCTTTGTTTCTTAGAGTTAAGGATTTAATATAACCAGTGTAGTTACCCTGGCCTTCGTTTAAAGAAACAATTGTAAACTCTTCATCAACAAACTCTTTTCGCTTCAGCAAGTTCTTAGAACGCTTATCTTCGTATAATGAATTACCTTTACGCAACATCTGACCTTCTTGGCCGTCAGCCAAGTAACCAGCATATAATTCATCCATTTGCTCTTGGTTGGTTACCTTAACAGTTGGAGTTACAACTAATCTTGTATCATTGAACCTACCCATTTGCCGCTTGATTACTTCTAACCGTTTTACAAATGGAATAGTGTCAGACACAATATCATATATCCAATACTCTAAATTTTCAGCACTCTCAACTAAGTTTTCAGCAGTTGGCTTGGACTTTTTAGCAAGTGATATTAACTTTTCAAAGTCATCTCTTAGGTGTGATGCATATAGTTCGCCATCAAAAATTAAACCAGGGTCAAGCTCAAAGTGTTTCTTTAATGCTTCCATGATGTGTGGCGCACTAACGATTGGCTTGCCACCACGAGAGAACATACCGTCTTTGCTAACCAAACACCGCATGCCATCTAATTTAGGCTGGCTATATGTGTCTTCAAAATCTATAGGATAAGCACCATACTTATGGGCTAACATAGCCTTAACAAACTTACTTGCGCCTATGTTCTTTATGTCACGATGGTAATGTTTCTCTAACTGTTTGGTAAACTTTGCGGTTGCTTCTGCTATCGCTTGCTCTTCGTCAGACGTTTCATTTGCTTTGCCAGTATTCTTGCCAAAGCATTCTGTCCAACTAGCAGTAGTTAATTTACCACCAACCTGACCAGAGATTGAACGTAATTTATTACCCTCAACTTCAATGGTCCATTGTTGCGTAGCACCAGTAGCAGTCTTTTTATAAATCGTATCAAACATCATGTAGTATACTTTTCACCAGTAAACAGGTTAACCATATCAACACCGGGACCCATAGCGGCCTGAGCTTCAAAACGCTCTTCAGCAATTTGCTCTGGAGTACGTGCTGCTTGAGCCTGTCTATAAATTTCCATGTTCTGTTTTACGCTGATTGAACGAGCAACTTTTGTAGCTTCTACATGTTGCTCAGTAACCAAACCAGCTTCAAGCAATTCTTTCATGGCATCCGCCATCAAAGGACGGTGCTCATACCCACCATCAAAACCTTCTGCAAACTCCCAACCACATACAAAGTCTTTGACAACAACTTCACCGTCTTGGAATTGCTCAATAATATAAGTCATTTGTTGGTCCTTTGTGTTGTTTAACTATACATATAATAACACAGATCTAAGTCTGGTCAACCAATTCTAAGAAAAAACATACCAAAAAATTGCAGAAACAGCAATTATATCAGCACAAATACTCCATACAATGTATGCTTTAAATGCCCATGGCGCCATGGACTTTACTAGGTTCTGGGTCTTCAGCATCGCAAGACCCCTCTAAAGTTTGTAAAAAAATCATAATTTATGCCTTTTTTTGTTGATATTTATCCTTTCTGGTTGACCATAGATAAATTTGTGTTACTCTATGTATAGTTAAACAACACGGAGCGAAAAGCATGGCATTTGCGGCAGAAACAACTTACTTTGACAAGGGCGATTCCAGCATAATCGGGTCATTTTTTGAGAAAGACCACGGACATTTGTTTGAGTTTAGCGAAAACCGTGAAGAGTGGAACACAGACTATCCACATAAAGTTTGGGTAACAACACCTTGGCACATGGATTGTGGATGGCGTTTTGCCAAAGTGTTAAAGACTGTTGTATATGTTCTTACTAATGATGAGGACGGCAACGATGTCGTTGAGAAATGGGATATTAAAAACCAGAAAGAATATTCCAGAAACGGTTGACGTTTGCTGTACCTGTGTTATTATATGTATAGTTAGAGAAAACGAAACAAAGGACCAAATGAAATGACGCATACAAATAAAGTAGAAATTGGAACAAACTTAACTGGTAACTGGGGCGGATATATGCCGTTATCGTTGGGCGTAGTTACTGCTATTAATGGCGATACATGTACTGTTAAATGGGACGACATGGGCGATGCAAAGTATGAGATTTCAGAGTTAAAGTCCGCTTTGTTAACTGCTGACGAAGTTAACAGCAGTACTTACCACCGCACTATTGGTGTTTGGATTGAAGATTAATTTAAAAAATGGTTGACTAATACTCGACCTGTGTTATTATATGTATAGTTAGAGAAAACGAAACAAAGGACCAAATAAGATGATTAATTATGTAGATGCTCAAGACGGTGGAATTAAAATGTTTTACGGCGAAGGTCGTGGAAGCAAAGGCCAATTTAAAGACTTTGTTTTTGGTACAACTCCTGAAGAACTTGCCAAGCACATGACAGAGATTGGTCTCGCAGAAACAGTTATGGGTGGTAGCAGCATGGACTTCGCTAGCGAAGAAGGTTTTGATACTGATGATGGTGCTCAGCTTCTTCTTAAACGTGCATTTGAGTTAATATAATGATCAGGTATGAAGTTAAGACTCCACATAAGTCCTTTGTAGGCTGTGAGAGCACCATTGAAGAAGCAACCGATTATATTGCTTCCCTGGTAGATGCTGGTGTTGAAATTCTTAAAGTAGAGTATTTTGACCGTGATGAACGAGTTGATGCTATAAGGAAAGGTTTAGTTTAATGACGATGTTATTTCAGTGCTTTGGACGAAATCGTGAGACTGGAGAGATGTTAGAAAATCCAGTTTATGTTAACGCTACATCAGTTGATCATGCATTTGATATACTTGATGAAATGCTTGGTCATGCGGTGCAATGGAAATCAGTTCACGTCGAAGGTGATTGGATAACATGGAACGACGTTAAACCGCCCCATCAACGCTGGGACGCTATGATGGACGCAATGTCAGACAGAAAAAAAGGTTTGAATCCAAACTTGATGGGAAAATAGTTGTTTAGTATGCAACCGTGTAGGAGATTAATAGAAGACGTGCTCACTTGATCGTTGACTATTATATTAAGCAAGGCACTTGGCCCAGATGGCTTTAATCTTATATTGTTAACTAACAAATGCCGGTTGGTGCGGTTGCATTCTAAACAACTAAAAGATAAATTTTTGATTGACTATATAGCAGAATCTGCTATTATGTATGAGTAAGTTAAATTAACGCTTGGAGGAGCAAACAACATGAACTACGTTCTTATTAAGTCAGGTACATACCAAAAGTTGCAAGTTGCTGACAAGGTATTCCCTGTAATCAAGGAATTTAAGACTGGCGCCCGTGGATCTTACATCACTGTGGATGGTACTATCCTTGGTAGCGACTATGCTCGCCCAGTTCGTATTAAATGCACAAAAGCAGACATTGTAGATGTTGAGCAAGATGCATATGATCGTCAACTTTCCGCAGAAGCAGTTAATAAAGATATTAAGACTGCTGGCGATTTAGACAGCTTTACTACAGAACAAGATGAAAAGCGGATGCAAGAAATTGAAGACCGTTTTGAAATCTTAAATGAAATGACTGGCGCTCTTAAGAGTGGCGATATCCGTGCAATGATTGTAACGGGCCCTCCAGGTGTTGGCAAGAGTTACGGTGTTACACAGACTCTTGAAGAGCAAAGCATCTTTGAAGATGTTGCTAGTCACAAACGCAAGTTTGAGGTTGTCAAAGGTGCAATGACTGCACTGGGCTTGTATGCTAAATTGTATGAGTTTAGCGAAAAAGGCAGCGTACTAGTATTTGACGATTGCGATAGTGTGCTAATGGACGATTTAGCCCTTAACATTCTTAAAGCCGCATTGGACTCAGGCAAAAAGCGCAAGATCTTTTGGAACGCAGATTCATCTAAGTTACGTAGTGAAGGTATTCCTAATAATTTTGAGTTTAGAGGTACTGCTTGCTTTATTACTAACATTAAGTTTGAAAACGTACGGAGCCGCCGTTTGCAGGATCACTTAGAAGCTCTGCAATCACGTTGCCATTATCTGGATCTTACACTGGATACGATGCGTGACAAGTATCTTCGCATTAAACAGATTGCACGTACTGGTAAATTATTTGGTTCTGACTACGGATTTACTCCAGAGCAAGAGCAAGAAGTCCTGGACTTCATGTTTGAGAATCGTAACAAGCTCCGTGAAATGAGCCTGCGTATGGCCCTTAAAGTTGCAGATCTCAAGAAGATCTCAGACAAGTGGCGTGTACTTGCAGAATCAACTTGCATGAAACGAGCATAAAGATACGTTAGCTGTACCACTTGCTCCTCCTCCTCTCCTCCAAGGTACAGCCAAACGCAGGCGGTGTGTTTAGAAATAGACACACCGCCGTCCTTATGTTAGAATATATATAATGAAAAAAGTAGCTCTAGGCGATAGTTTTACATACGGAGAGGAATTAGCTGATAGGAATAATGCATATCCAGCATTGCTTGGATATGAAAACTGGGGATTAAAAGGTGCCAGTAATGAATATATCTTTCGTAAGGCTGTTGAACTAGCACCAAAAGCAGATAATATGATAATAGCCTGGAGTGACAGCGGGCGTTATGAGCTATACACTAATAAAAAAATAAATATATCTAACAGATACATTCAACATAACGGCATAGTACAAGTTAATCCAGGATGGACCCAACTAAGTCCATGGTTTAAAGAATTGTACGGCAACTATAGTGATCAAGAACACCAGTTCTTAAAAACAATATCTTACATGGTTGCAATTCAAGACGTACTAATGGTTAATAACGTAGATTATATACAAACATCTAGCTTTGGTAACCAAGATTTATTTGTAAAGTACCAGGACAGTGATTTAATTAAGCCCTGGATTGCTAGGCTAGATAAGACTAAGTATATAGACTATCCCCATGGATTAGTAGAATGGGCATACGGAACACCGCAAGGACCAGCTGGACATCCACTTGAGGAAGGACATCAACAGATTGCAGAACAAATCAGAAAATATCTTACAGATCCCTGAGTTTAATTCTGAGGCTGAGTGTGAGCAATGGTTAAAAGACAATCCTTACTACTGCGCCAAGCCATTTTACAGTAGAGAGCTTACACAAACCAATGAATCTATTTGGTGTTGTCACTGGGGTAGTCCTTTTAAGACAATAGATGAACTTAACAGTTACGATAAAACTGTTTTTAAAAAAGATCAGCCTATATCAGATTGCAGTTATTGTTATAAGATTGAAGAGTCTGGAACTACTAGTGAAAGATTTACGGACAGTTTATATGCACTGGTACATCAACGAGATTGGCTTGACAACACAGACGTTAAAAGTTTAAAACTCAGGTTAGATAATGTATGTAACGTATCTTGTCAAATGTGTAATGCAAACAATAGCTCGTTGTATGATAAAGTAACAGGCGGTAATGTAGGCATCATTGGATTAAATGATCAAATTTGGAAAGCAACTTTAGAAGACTTAAAATCAGCAGATATATTATCATTACTAGGCGGTGAAACTTTCCTCTCGCCTAAAACAGAAATTATTTTAAATGCAGAGCATAGTCTTAAACAAGTTCAGTTTCAAACAAATTGCACTGTTTATAAAAAAAATATTCTAGATTACCTTAACAGAGTACCCAGTGTAGATTTTGGTTTAAGCATTGATGGTGTAGGAGTAGTTAACGAGTACACTAGATGGCCCAGTAAGTGGGATAAAATTAAACGTAACGTAGAACGATTCTTCCAGTACAATTTTAACTTTATAGGTTCTCCGGTAGTAAACATTTATACTGCCCTATATTTAGATGAACTAGTAGAGTTTTACTATCCATATATGAAAGATGGTGTGGACATTATTATTACTCCGTATTTTTGTATAGAGCCTGAGTGGATGGATATGAGTATCTTACCTGCAAATGCATTAAATGCAATTGAACAGAGATCCATTAAGTTGTTGGATCATCCAGTTATAACTGAATTTCCATTACAAACAACAGGATTGGTGGAAAGTTTAAATAGTATTATTAACGTTTGTCAAAACTCATTGCCTAATCCTGACACCTGGGATGAGTTTGTAGTTAATAATGCTATGTGGGATAAAATCCAAGATACTAGTTTTAAAGATAGTTTACCAGAGTTATATAGTTTAATATACGCATGAAATTTTTAAACATACCAGATATTCAGCAAGTAAACGTAGAGATATCTAGTCATTGCAATGCCGCTTGTCCATTATGCACTCGTAATTATAACGGGTACGGAGTAAGAGATAACTTTCCTTTACGAGATATGACACCAGCTGAATTTAAACATTTGTTAGATCCAGTGTTACCTAACTCAAACATTCTTATACATTTTTGCGGAACGTATGGTGACCCTGCAGCTAATAAACACTGTCTAGACATATTAGAGTATGCATACTCAAGAAATCCAAAACTAAGACTAATGTTGAGCAGTAATGCTAGTATGAAAACACCAGCATGGTGGGCAAAATTTGGTAAGTTTCCAGATCTTAAAATTGAGTTTGCACTAGACGGACTTGCAGATACTCACAGCATTTATAGGCAGAATACAGATTGGCACAAGGTCATTGAAAACGCTACGGCATTTATTGAAGCAGGCGGGTATGCTATATGGCAGTTTATATCATTTGAACATAATAAACATCAACTTGAAGAATGTAAGATTCTTTCTAAAAAACTAGGGTTCTCTGAGTTTAAAAGTTTTGACGATAACAGAGCAAATGCCCTAGCTTTTACTCCTGACGGAACACCGTTTGTGCTGGGAGATCAACCTCAAAATATTATTACAGCTAACGAGTTTGTAGCTCAAGAAAAGTATCTACAAAAACAGTATGAACTAAACTATCAGTTTCAGCAGGAGCGTGGCCTTAAGGTAGACAGCATTGACTGTTATAGCCAAAAAGGAAATATCTATGTTGCTGTTAATGGTGATATATGGCCTTGTTGCTGGTTGGGTGGTACATTTCCTATGACCAGTGACAGTGACAACGGATGGCAACTTAAAAAACTTCCCCTTGTGCTTAATGGTTTAGAAAATAGTTTAGAAGAAGTTATTGCTAGTTGGAATTATATCAGTGACACCTGGAATACTGAAGAGCCATTAAGCACCTGTGTTAAGATGTGTGGAAAATGTAATACTTACTCTGGCATGCAACCTGTTGGAGTTAGGTCAATATTATGAAACTTTTAACTAACGGCTGTAGTTTTACACAGGGCATATATGATAACTTTGAAGAGAAGAACGCCTGGCCCTATCAGTTAGGAAAACTACTAGACTGGGATGTGGCAAATCTAGCTGAAGGAGGCGGCAGCAATGCTAGAATATTCCGTACTACCATGGAATACCTTTTAGATAATACACCAGACTATGCAGCTATTGTGTGGACAGAACATGCAAGGTATGAGCTTCCTTATCATACTGGAGATATCATACGTGTTATGCATAGTATGGCATTGCCTGAGCAAGACGAAACTGTAGATGATATTCCTGAACTTAGAGAGTTTTGGTACAAGCATTGTCATAATGAACTTGCATCTCAGCAAAGAACAGTGTATTATATAAGATGTATAAAGATGATACTAGAGGGTAAGTCTATTCCATATACTATGAGTTCTAGTTTTAATATAGATATCAATGAACCCTTTAGCAATTGGTTATGTCCGGGATCTAGTATGCAAACAGAACTAGCTCACTTACCTAAAGCAGATATCCATGGTCATCCTGGTATAGAAGGACAAACATTGTGGGCAAATTTAATGTTAGAGAGTATAAATGAAACCTTGCGTACTGCACGTTAAAGATGAAGTAAACGTCAAGATAGAAGGTTTAGATTTGGATACCAGGCGTAAGCTGAGTAACCGGTTTAAGTATGACATTCCTGGTGCTAGATATATGCCGGCAGTTAGATTAGGTCGCTGGGACGGCAAGGTTGCTTTTTTCCAAATGGGAGGCAGTACTTACATTAACTTGTTACCAGAAATTCTTCCTGTATTGCAGAGTGACGGATATGATGTTACGTTAAACGACTTACGTGATTATCAGATAGACCTGGATTTAGAGCCTGTAACAGCAGATAGTTATGCTGAGTTTTCATGGCCTGACAAACATCCAGCCGCAGGGCAACCTATTATGTTGCGTGACTATCAGGTAGATGTTATTAATAACTTCCTAAAGAATCCACAGAGCATGCAGGAAGTAGCAACAGGTGCTGGTAAGACACTTATTACAGCCGTGCTAAGTCACAGATGCGAAGCACATGGCAGAACAGTTATTATTGTTCCTAACAAGAGCCTGGTAACGCAAACCGAAGAAGACTACATTAACATGGGATTAGATGTTGGCGTATATTATGGTGACCGCAAGGAGTTTGGCAAAACACACACCATTTGTACCTGGCAGAGTTTAAACATACTGTTAAAAAATACCAAGAATCAGAGAGCAGAGATTACTATTGGAGACTTCCTAGAAGATGTAGTTTGCATTATGGTAGACGAAGTACACATGGCAAAAGCAGATGCACTCAAGACATTGTTAACAGGAGTAATGAGTCATATACCTGTACGCTGGGGATTAACTGGGACAATACCCAAGGAAGATTTCGAAAAGCAAAGTTTGTTTTGTAGCATTGGACCAGTAACCGGCAGCATCAGTGCTAAAGAGTTGCAAGACAAAGGAGTTCTTGCAAATTGCGAAGTGAATGTGTTACAATTAATAGATGTAAAAGAGTATACAAACTATCAGAGTGAACTTAAATACTTACTGGAAGCTACTGATAGATTAGATTACATTGGTGGTGTAATAGATAATATTAAAGATACCGGTAATACGCTGGTACTAGTGGACAGAATAAATGCAGGAAAAGAATTACAGAAAAGGATTCCGTCTTCCGTTTTTGTTAGCGGTGGAACGAAGGCACAAGAACGCAAGGATCATTATGATGAGGTGGCTGACGCAACTGGTAAAGTTATTATTGCTACTTATGGTGTTGCCAGTGTTGGTATTAATATTCCCCGTATATTTAATCTGGTACTGTTGGAACCGGGAAAAAGTTTCGTCCGTGTTATCCAAAGTATCGGAAGAGGAATTAGAAAAGCAGAAGACAAAGACTTTGTCCAGATATGGGATGTTACATCGACGTGTAGGTTCGCGAAGAGGCACCTTACCAAAAGGAAAGCATTCTATAAAGAAGCAAACTACCCCTTTACGGTTCAAAAAGTAGACTGGACTTAATTAATAAACTTATGAATATAACAAGGATAACTTTATGCGAATTTTAACACTAGAAGATACAGCCTACGAAATGAATGAAATACCTGACGAGGTAGAGGATCTTCTATTTGCTATCCTAGACAACAGTGATCCGCAAAACCCAGATTACTTTTTTAGACCTCTTATATTTTTGGAGAGTTTCAATGCTCCAGCTCTGGTATTGGATATTGCTGGCAACAGAATTAAGATGCCAGTTGATTGGAAAATACTTATAGGGGAACCAGATCATGGCGATTTAGAAATGGCAAATTTAAGTAGTTTAAACGATCGTGGATTCAAGGCTTTTAGTTTTAATCCTATTAGCGGCTTTATTGCTGACTACTTGCCCATAGACATTGTAGATTTGTACACAGATGTAAAATGGTTCTTTCCTAAACTTAAACAAGGGCAAATATTAGCTATCCCTATTCAAGTTGGTAACAAACCCAAATGTGTTTATTGTGCTAAAGAAATAAACAAGCAAAATGAAGTTGTAGATATTACCAAGGCATTTTAAACATGGGTCAACAGTTATATCGGTTGATCAAAAAGAACGATTACAGACAATTTGAGTATCGTGTTAATCCAGAAAATGACACTCACTATTTTATAATTAGAGATTTCTTCCCACGTTTGGAAAAATATTTTAAAGATCGACCTCAAATACAAGCAGAGCGTAAAATATACAGTAGTAACAGTAACAGATACTATACTATAACATTTGCTGACTTAGCGGAAGCCCGCATGTTTGAGTTGCATTTTGCAGAACATATAAGAACTAACGGTACAAGATATGACTGATTTACCTCTTAACCAAGTACTGGGCGCACTGGATAACAAGGACATGGAGTTCTGGGATCGTTGCACTCCAGAACAGCAAAAGAAAATTGCACCCTTCTTGTTGAATCGTTATATGAGTCTGGTAAAAGGTAATACAGAACTAGCGTCATATTACTTAATGGCTACTAACCAACGTGTTAATTCTAACTACTTTGCACTAAACAAACATCCTAAATTGGTATGGCAATTGTTGTGTACAGTGAGTCCTGGCATGGGAAAACAATTCCATCAGTGGGTAGGTAATAAGAAAAAGAAGAAAGACAAGAGTAACGAGATACGCAAGACACTGGCTGAGATGTATCCCAATATGAAAAATGACGAACTAGACTTAATGACCAGTATCACTACTACCAAAGAACTAAAAGCTCACGCCACTGAGTCAGGGGAATGAGCGACTTGACTAACGTTATAGTAGATGCTATAATGAATAAACAAATGGTAGATAAAGAGTTTGAATGTCGTTACTGTGGCAAAAAGTATCGCAAGGAAAGTACCCTTGCGGCACATCTTTGTGAGCCAAAGCGCAGAGCACAACAGGAAAAAGAACCTGGTGTGCAGATTGGATTAGCGGCATATCTGCGTTTTTATGAGATAACACAGGGGTCAGCTAAGTTTAAAACATATGCAGACTTTGCAACTGGTCCATACTATAATGCATTTGTAAAGTTTGGCAGGCATTGTCAGAATATACGTGCAATTAACATTGCTGGGTTTATTGAATACGTTATTAAAGAAAACAAAAAGCTGGATCACTGGTGCAAGGATCAGTTTTATCAGGACTTTTTGTTTAACCATTTACGTCGTGAGAGTGTGCAGGATGCACTAGAGCGTAGTATGGAAACCATGGTATCCTGGGCAGAAGAGAAAGAAAGCATATACAGCCATTACTTCTTGTATGCTAATCCTAATCGTGTTACACATGATATTACTACAGGACGCATCAGTCCCTGGGTAATATTTAATTGTGCTAGTGGTATTGAAATGCTGGATAAGTTAAGTCCAGAGCAGATTGAAATAGCGTTCCCTTACATAGATACTGATTTTTGGAAACGTAAGTTTGTAGACTACTTGGCTGACACTGAGTGGGTTAAACATATTTTAAGTGAGGCTAAATTATGATCGATTTACCAGATATTGATATAGATTTTAAAAACAGAACTCAGGTACTGGGACTAATTAGCAATACTGGTGCTAGGTTAGAAACAGGAAAACAGCATAATACAGGAGTTTACTTTACAGACATTCCCAGTGGCAGTGATGGTTTGGCTACTGTTGATCACAAAGCGGCAGAACAACTAGGTTATTTTAAGCTGGATCTACTTAATGTTAGCGTGTATGAACAGGTACGTGATGAAGTTCACTTAGTAGAACTAATGACNNCTGAGCCTAACTGGAGTAAACTCTGGGAAGATCCTGAGTACTGTGAGAAGATTGTACACATTGGCAATCATTATGAATTAGTTAAAAGTATGAAACCAGATAGTATTCCACGTATGGCGATGTTTTTGGCTGTAATGCGTCCCGGCAAGAGCTATTTGCGTAACAAACCCTGGGCAGAAGTTGGTAAAACGGTCTGGGATCGTCCAGTTAATGACAAGTATTTCTTTAAAAAGGCACATGCTGTAAGCTATGCACACTTAGTAGTAGTACATATGAATCTATTAAATTCTATCTAACTTTTTTAACTAGGGTAATATTTTTACGTTTGCTTCGTGTTTTTGCTAGTTCTGCTATATTAACACTGGGCCCAAACTTAACTTCAACGTCTTTTATGTTAAATGTTGAAAGTGTATATGCAAATTTCTTCCAGTCGTGCTTTAAAAACAGGTTAATAGGTATACGCTGATTGCTTTCCCACCACCAAATTTCTGCTAGATCTAAGTACTCTTGCACATCGTCATCGTACAAGGACTCATAATTATATAAGCTCAATACAACTTCATCGCTGTTTTGAATAATGCCTACATACTCATTTCCTCCATACGTCACCATGCTTAGAAAAGGGTATTTTTCTTTTATTTCGTCACTTAATCTTGTCATAAATTCTCTATAAATAGTATTATAATGGGTACCATCACTAGTTACTTATACAAACAAAAATTACAGGTTACAACTACTGATGTGACTGCGGGGAATACTATGAGCATGTTTTATACACCAAACATCAAAGTTTACAGAGGTATCGATAATCCAGTCAGAGTAAATTTTGTTAACAGAGATCAGAAAAAAACTAGTTTAACAGATAAAACTGTTAGTTTTGTAATGATCGATAAAGACACAAATAAGACACTACTTTCCAGGAGTGTTAGTAATATTAATGCGCCACTTGGTTACGGTGAATTTACACTACGTGATGTAGATACCTATAACTTGGATAGCAAATATTACACGTATAGCTTTAAAGTTACAGACGGCGAAGGTAATGTACAAATTGGATACAGTGATGATAATTATGGTGCTGGCGGTGTACTAGAGCTAGTAGAAGGTGTATATCCAACATTCCAGGAAAGTACTACAGAAGATTTTGGCAATGGCGATACTGGCAGTATAATTTATCTGGATCCACACGTTAATCGAAATGTAGCACTACACAGTGCTCAAGTTTATTTTTCAAGTGCATTTACAGGCACACTTACCGTTGCAGGAAGTCTTAACCCCAGCGGCGGAGGAATCAGTTCAGACGATTTCACAACTATTAGTACTCAAACTTACACATCGCAGACTGATAATGTGGTGTTTAGTTGGAACGGTGTTTACAGTGCAATACGGTTTACTAGAGCAACAACTTCTGGTACACTTAGTAAAGTACTGTATCGTCCATGACCCTAGTAGGATTTGGTTGTAGTTTTACATACGGCAGTGAATTAATAGATCCTAAGTTGCTGGATGTCTGGGACAGACATACTGACAATACCTTATACAGAGAACAGTGTTCATGGCTTGGACAACTAGCACAAAGGCTAAACACAAAAGCAATTAATCTAGCAGAGCCAGCTAGTAGTAATTACAGTATACAAGAAAAGTTTTCCGATTACGTTCATGACAATGATTGTACTAGCACTGCAATTTGCGTGGGCTGGACAAGTCATATGCGACACAGTTGGTGGAGTGATGCAGACAGTCGTTGGGTACATGATGGATTTATACGGCATGAACAAGAAGAATTATTTAAGGATAGTTTTAAGGAATGGTTACTGCTTAGTCATGAACGTAGCATTAATGTAACACGTTCAGCTAAACTATTTGTCAGTGCAGTGTGTGAACAACGAAACATACCATTAATACAATTTGATGCATTGCCTAATATTAAATCAGATATTACTCCTTTCCATCAACAAGGCAGAAATATGCACGAAGTTCTAGAGCAAGAGGGCAAGCGATTAGATAAAGAGTTTTTATCCATAGGTGGGCATCCTAATGAAGCAGGACATGCACACTATGCTAAACTATTACACGGATGGATAAAGGCAAAAAATCTTGTTTAATAGGCTTTTTACATTTGGATGCAGTTTTACATACTATAAGTGGCCAACTTGGGCAGACTATATGTATGCTGGAGGCATTGCAACAGAGTATCAGAACTGGGCATTACCTGGTGGCGGCAATGATTTTATATTTCATAGTTTAACAGAATGCATGGCTACTAACACGATTACTAAAGATGATATTGTGTGTATTATGTGGAGCCAACCGCATCGTATAAGTGATTATACAGATCACGGAGGCTGGGATTTACCTGGAAGTGTATTTCAGTTTCAACCCAAGGACCGTGTGATGAATTACTGGGACGAAGATCACAGTGCATTACAAAATTTAAGTTATATGCATGGTGCTAAAACTATGTTAGAAGGCATAGGATGTGAATATAAGTTTTTTAGTATGGTTAAAGTTAGGTTAAAACCTAACTATTGTCATGCATTTAACAATGTGCAAAAAAGTATTAGTATTAGCATGGACGAGTTCCTGGGTTATACAGCAGAAGACATGGTCAATCACAATTGGAGAGAAACAATACCAGGTGATTACCATCCAAGTACTAAAGAGCATGCTCAGCTAACCAAAAGTCTAGAATATAAGTTAGATCATGATCGTATTGATCGGTTAACACAAGCATCTAACGATTATATATTTAAGTCTAACAACCCTGAAAAACAAAT